TCAAGCAGTGATCTGTTTTCGGCTTTTGTGGCTATCTGCTCCCGTTATAATGCGTGATACGGTTGCTGAACTGATTCCAAAGAAGTCAGCAATTTCTTTTAATGTCTTACCATTTTGGCGCCAAAGCTTGATTTCTTGCCGCTGAGCGGTGGTAATTTGAGGAGGTCTACCCATTTTTTTCCCTAGAGCAATAGCTCTGGCACGGCCTTCTGATGTGCGAATACGAATTAAATCTCGCTCTACATCAGCTAATCCACCCAATACTGCAAGCATAAGTCTACCTGTGCTGGTAGTTGTATCAGTCCATGGTTCCGCTAGAGAATAAAACTGAGCCTTCTTATCAGTAATTGTTTTAATTATAGAGAAAAGGTCGAATGTGCTCCGGGCTAACCTATCCAAGCGAGTAACAACAACAACCTGTCCCTCTTTTAGATTATCCAGTAATTTATGTAACTGCACACGATTCGCACTCGCCCCGCTGACTTTTTCGCGGTAGATGTGCCGACATCCATATTCTTTAAGTGTTTCTAGTTGAAGTTCTAAAGTTTGCCCTACAGTACTGACACGGGCATATCCTACTTTGCGACGTGATTGCGGTGTATTCATATAGACCTAAACCCCCGAAAACGTTCGGAAGTTTCTTACTTAAGTCTTGATTTGCGTAAACGAAAAATTTTTCGTTTAGCACGTTTGTACCGCACAGAATTATCTACTCTATTTGAACCTGTTTATACAACCAAAACATATATCGTTAATAAATTATTATCAAAAAAAATTACGCAAATCAAGGATTGCGAAAATGGCAACTACTTATGATCAAACCATTAGTCAGAGTGGGGTTTGGGATGATTCTACAGACAGCAAAAACGTTCTGCTGGATGGCAGCGGCTCAACATCCGGTATTACGCTGAGTGTCAACACAGGAACAACCTCTTGGAACGAAGGAGATTCATCTGGCTCTCCTTTCACCACACAAGCGCTAACAATAGAAGGCAATGTAACACTTGCCGGTAATGGTTATCTTGTTGATGATGGGAATCTGACCAATAATGGTTCCCTCACTATTACAAATCCCAATTTTGTCGTTAATGATATTGTATCGGGTAATGCAATCACTATTGCTAACGGTGGGGGGCTAACCGTTGGCACGCTCAATGCGCCCATTTCTTTCGGTGCATCGCCTTCCGATCCCACCGCGTATAATACCCTGAATATTAAAAACTACGGTACAGAAGTTACAATAAACAATCTTTCCCCTCGGGATAAAATTGTTTTTGAAAATGGTCAGTCAAAAACTCTGCACTGGAGCGGAGATGGTAGTGAAATTGTTGATCAAAATGGGGCTATAGTTGCCAAAGTTACATTTGCTCCCGGTTACAGTAAGGACGACTACGTTTTTGATGGAGATACGGTAACAATTACATGTTTCCTCTCGGGAAGCATGATACGCACAGCGGATGGTGACGTTGCGGTAGAAGACATCCAGATTGGTGATCAACTTGTTGCCTTTGATTGGAAAAGCAACAAGAACATCACACGGTCGGTTGTATGGGTTGGTAAAGCGCATGCCACAGTCCATCCAGAACGTTCAGATGATGAGGCTGGCTGGCCAGTGCGCATCCTTAAGGATGCTATTGCAGATGGCGTTCCTTACAAGGATATGCTGATTACACCGGAGCATTGTCTATTTTTCAAAGATAGATTTGTGCCCGTTCGGATGCTTGTGAATAATGCATCCATTTTCTACGATAAATCTATTTTTTCATATGATTACTATCATGTAGAAACGGATCAGCACTCTGTTATCACTGCCGATGGCGTACTGACAGAAAGCTATCTGGATACCGGCAACCGCTCGTCTTTCCGTCAGGAATGTAAGGTTGTCACATTGCGGGGTGAAGCTAAAAGCTGGAAAAAGGATGCGGGAGCGCCTCTGTGTGTTGAACGCTCATTTGTTGAGACTTTGTTCCGAGCTTTGGAGTGGCGCGAAAATAGTGTGATTGGCTGTTTGGTGCCGCTGGAAAAATCGGAAATTACCAATGATCCTGACCTGCATTTAATAACAGATACAGGTGCTATTGTGCATCCCATGCGCCGAACCATGCACCAGTATAGCTTTATGCTGCCTTCCGGCACGCAATCTGTGCGCATTATTTCACGTGCCAGCCGTCCAGCAGATGTTATCGGGCCATTTGTGGATGATCGCCGTTACTTAGGAGTTGCTGTTACAGATATACATCTGCTTTCTGCCAAGCAGCAGCATAACATTACAGCACACTTACAGGTAGAAAAGCCCGAGGGCTGGCACGCTACAGATTGGACGGATTGTGCATGGACCAACGGCAATGCTGCATTGCCCCTTGGTGATCTTTTGCCCCATGATAAAATGGGAATTCTTTCTATTACTGTTCGTGCTGCTGGGCCTTATTTGGTTTATAAACAGCAGATAGCAAAAGCATATTCTGCTTAAGTAGATCATTCTTTCATACAGGTTCTATTTTCTAAATAGAGCCTGTATTTATATATCTATAAGTTAAGATAGTAAGTGCTTCCATTCATGCATACACACTCTGTACTTGCTGGCGTTATTACGCGCTCATAACCAGACGTGCGATAAATTCAGAGCGGGTTTCACCTTCCTCCTTTGCGCGTCTATCCAGCCGGACAAGAACACGACGGGGCAGGGTGATATTCACACGCTCGGCAGTTGTATCGAACAGCATAGGATCAACATCTGCAAAGCCAACACTCCAGTTTTTCCATTCTGGATTCTCTCGAACCTTCTCCAAAGAGGAAGGGGCAGGCACTTTTCTACCGCCATCCAACGCATCTTCAATCTACAGTGCAGCAGCTTCCGATGCGTTTTTAACAGCTTGGTCCAATGTATCACCGGCGGAGAAGCATCCGGGAAGATCAGGGAATATGACACCATAAGAAGTGGTTTCAGTTCCCGGTTCAATTACAATTGGATAGCGCATTTTTTTCCTTTTTCGACCAAATGTTTGCGGGGTGGCTTGCTTTTATTGCTCCATGCAGGTGCAGTAACATATGTCTGCGGCATCATAAGATCAGGCATCGCCATACCTATTGGCTTTTAAGCAGCAAAATACGTCACCTCAAGGTTATTCGCCGCAAGTCTCTATTCTGAAACGGGATTCTTCCAGCTCGGGTGGATATTCTGCTCATGGCAAGAACATTTGTTCTCATTTTGTTCTTGACGTTCCTGCGTGGTCACTGTTATTCCTGCTTCATCATCTCGGGAATGAAAAGTATCATTCCAGATGTAAAATTCAGGAGATTTCCGAATAACGGCGCATATCGCCGCTCGGAATCCCGTTTCAAAAAATGGAGGCGTCCTTATGGGCGAACGCAAATAATGTCGGGGACGACTACGTCCTCCGGCACCCCTATCTCGTCTTTGCCGCAGGCGAGTGCTGTATCCGCTACGGATACACTTGTGGGTATTGTTACATCATCAGGCACAACGCAGGCCGAACAGGTTCCGGTTTCTGTTTTGGCTCAGGGTATTTCTGAAACTATCGGTTTATCAGATGCAGTAACAGCGGCGCAGACGGCAGCAACCACAGCTACTGCACAGGCAGCACAGGCTACAGAAAATGCAACCAATGGCGTAAATGCTGCCCGTGGCACAGCAAATGGCGTGGCAGCCCTAGATGCCAGCGGAAACTTGGCGCTGACAGATGGTACGACTTTGCAGTCTGCTATTTCTGTTTCCCCCGCTACGCAAACCCAGACAGCCACACTCAAGCCGCTTTTAACTCTGGACGAAAGCGCAAAGGTGCGCACAAAATCAGGAGATATTTCACTTTCTGAAATGTCTACAGCTATGCAGGATGGTGATTACCTCACTGTTTTGGGTGGTTCTGTTGTATCGCGCCCCACCGTTGTTGGTGCCATTCCATCGGATTTCACGATGAATGGAAATGTCTATATCGCGCCGGCAGCTTATACCAATGGCACCAGCACCATGCCCGCAGGTTTGTCAGCAGATTCTGATACCGGAATTGTCCTGACAGATGGCAGTATTTTCTTTCCTAATACCCTTAATAATATCGGCGTTCTATGCGCCATTTCGGAGTAATTTCACATGGCTACAACTTACGGCGCACCTACGGGCCTTGATCTTTCTGCTTGTTCTATTACGGCAACAGGAAGTACAACAAGTCAGACTCTTGCTGCTCTGGGCAAGTCTGTTTCGGATAATGCTACGGCTGTAGCAACTGCACAGAGCGCAGCAACGGCAGCACAAACAGATGCTTCTGATGCAAAAACAACGGCTGCAAATGCTGTTTCTACGGCAACGGCAGCACAAACAGCTATTAGTAATCTGGGCAGCACATATATTGCGCAGTCTGCAATTAATGCACCCAGTGGTGTATTGGGCATTGCATCTGATAACAGTGTTACGCTTCCTGTAAATCCTATAACAGGCAGCAGTTATCTGAACTATGGCTCAACTTCCTCTGCAATTACGCTGGGGCAGAGTGCTCGGCCAATTTATACCATTACAACAGATTCTGGTGTGCAGCAGTTTTCTGACTACCTGAACTGTCTCAGCCCGGATGGTGCCAAGAATTTCGGACGTTATTTGGACGGTACTGTTCTGACAGGTCGTTCTTCAGGCTCCCTGAATATTGGTCTTGCCTCACAGCCTGTGAATACCGTTTATTCGCAGAATGCCGCTGTAGTAACATCTGATGCCAATCTTAAAACCGTTGTAGGCAAACTGGGTGATACGGCTTATGCAGATGGCCAGAAACTTGTGGCCGCGTTGGCTACAGTTCAGCCGGTAGGTGTACCAGCTTAATTCTTCTATTGTGGCAAAAGGTGCAGATAAAGCCCGTTTCCATGTTGGTTATCTGGCGCAGGATATTGAGGCTGCCATTACCAATGTAGGTTTGAATCCATCTGATTTTGCCATGTGGACGAAAACTGCCATGTTCACAGTAACAGAAACGGATGGCAAGTTAACACAAGTGGCGAATGTAGATGCCTCTGGCGCGCAGAAATCTATCCAGATGCTGCGTTATGAAGAAGTGTTCCCGGTTGTTCTGGCCGGTATTTCTGGCAGCATTTCTGCTCTGACAACACGCGTAGCAGCGCTTGAATCTAAGGGGAATGCATAATGCCAACCCTGCTTGATTTTTCAGCAGGGGTGGCAACAGGAGCGGGTGGAAACACCCTCTCCGGCGCTCAGGTTGTGGATGCCGTAACAAGTGGTATTCCAATGCTAACCCTGCCAAACTCTGGTTCCGCTTGTAACCTTGTATTCGCCACTTGTGGCCATATCGGGTATCGCATCCTTCCAAACCAGAATTGCACGCTTAATATTAGTGGCGGCAATACCGGTGAATTGCAGATGATGCATGTGGTTATTCAGCAGCCTTATGGTGGTAATTGCGAAATTACTTGGTCGGATAACGTAGTCTGGCCAGAAGGTGGTGCCTTTGTGGATAGCCGTATTGGTGCTGTCTGCCGTGTGGAAATTATGTGGGATGGTGCATCCCGTTATTACGGGAGACAGATCTTTGGCTAAGGTAGCAACACCGACCACAGGTGTATTCAGCAACGGCGGGCTTGTTCAGTTTGGTGCGAATAATACGTCTGACCAGTGGGATTACATTACTCTTTCCAAACCAACGCGGCCATGGCGCATTCTGATTGAAGGTGATCTGCCTACAACCAGCACAACGCCTTCCATGTCTGTTTCTTTTTTTGAAGGCACAACACCGCTGTTTTCAGCCTCTGGTACGTGGCAGACTCAAGGGCAATCTTCGCAAGGGGCTTTGAAACAGAACTGGAAACTGAAACTAAAAAATTCCAGTACAGGAAATAAGTTATCACTTCGTATTGGTGACTGGTTCCCCATGACAAGTGTGACGCTGAAAGGGTATGGTACGGATCGCACTCTTGTGCGTGATAGCCTGACGACGGCTATCTGGCGCGATATGCGCAAAGCTTCAACAGGCTTATTGGCCCCTAAAGAAGCCTACCAGTATTTTGATGGCACTGATCTGGGTATCCATACATCTGCCCTGCTTACAACAGAAGGTTTTCCTGCCGAACTTTGGCAGAATGGTACATTTCTAGGTATGTATGTGCTGCGTTCTCCTGCTGATCTTCCAGATTATCTTATGGATGATAGCAATAACCAGCATGTTTTAATTCAGCCGCAGCATGCGGGTAATATCTGGAACGGTACATTTTTATCTACAGAATGGACCGTACAGTCCCCCGCGATTTCTGGGTATGATGATCAGGATGATATTTCCACATCTGCACCAGGTATCAACGCCGCATGTTCACGTATTGTAAAGTGGTTGGGTGATTGTGTTTCTGGAAACATAGATGCCCGCGCAACGTATTATCAGTATATCGATCTCCAGTCATTTCTGGATTATGTGCTGATCTGTGAGCTGGCAGGTTCGTATGACAGCATGCAGAATAACTTTGAACTGGGCAGTTGGAACGCTACAGCCACATCTGGGGTATGGCATATGTGGTTGTACGACTGTGATGAGACATGGGGTCTGATTATAGGCGTGGGCGGCACCCAATCGGATGCGGATCAGATTGGATGGGTTATGGAAAACCCAAACAACTATGGGTGGCAGAATCCTGGATTCTTTCAGTTAATGCACAGTGTTTTTCGTCCAGAACTGCGTGCACGTTGGGTTCAGTTACGTAAGGCAGGGATTATTGATGCAAGGCGTATTCAGCGTTGGATTGCTGATTATGTTGGGCTGATTGATCCAACAATGATGCAGCAGGATCTGGAGAATTGGTCACTGACCGGTGCAACGGGTTCTATTGATGTCAGCATGAATATTGAAAAAGAAAGTGTATCTTACATCATGAACTATGCATCTACACGTATTGCATGGATTGATGCGCAGTGGGGCTATAGCGGGGCATAACCGCATGGGTCACCCTTAAGCGGGTGGCCCACCTTTTTTCGGACAAAAGTAATGACAGATGAACAGAGCGCGGGCACCCCCTGCGTGGCTGATGGTGTGCACGCACGTCTGGATGATCATGAAGAACGCCTTGCTGCTGTAGAAAAAAGGCAGGACGTTACAGACGGAAAACTGGATAGCATCAGCCGGGATATTGCTGCGGTGCGCGCAGAGGGCAATGCGCGTCAGCAGGCCACCAATGCCGGTATGGACCGGATTGGTATTCAGCTTTCCGACCTTACCCGCCAGTTGGCGGCGCATACCGGTGCGCAAGAAGAACGCAACAGGCTAGCAGAAGACAGTTTGCGACGTTGGAAAAAACTGGCGGTTATTGTGGGTATTTTCTGCACACTTGGCGCAGCAGTTGGTTCCACCTTACTTTCCGATCAGGAAGTGGCCAGCACGATCTGGGTAAAATGGCTGCACTGGCGCGAGCCGTGGGATGTGCCAACGCAGCCCGCGCCCCAACCTCAGACAACGCAGTCCATTCTGCCCCCGCGTGAAATGGAGGTGGCATGATCCCCGCATCATGGATGTCCGACCCGGTACAGGTTGGTGCGCGCACGGCATGGGGAGAGGCGCGGGGCGAGGGCAATAACGGCATGGCCGCAGTGCTGTGCGTTGGCCGTAACCGTGCCAGCCGCCCTGCATGGTGGGGGCATGATCTGTGTAGCGTGTTCCTGCATCCATGGCAGTTTTCGTGCTGGAATGCGGCGGATGTGAATCTTTCCAAGATTCTAACCGTCACAGATATGGACCCGCAGTTTCGTGAGGCCCTTGCATTAGCGCAGGCGCTTGTGGGCGGACACCTCACGGACATGACGAAAGGAGCGGATCATTACTATGACACGCGCTCCCCACGCCCTGCTTGGGCTTCTTCGCAATTTTACTGCTGCACGATTGGTCATCACGCCTTTTACCGCGTGGGGCCTTTTGGAGAAGGTTGATGACAAAAAACGAAATAAGAGAAATCGCACGCGCTGTCGCCGACGAGCTAGACGTGCGATGGGGTTCAAGAATGCACCGTAGCCCGAACGGGAACCTCACGATTGAAGTTGTAGAGATCAACACGCTGCCTACCAGCCTGCGTGGAGGCATGGCGCATGACTGATGCACCGGTTCCCGTAGTGCCAAAACGCTCTGCCGTTCTGGCACAGACAGCCAAAGCCGTTACGGCTGGCTTGTCTCTGCCAGCTATGGTTACGGCACTCCCTCAGCCGGAAGCGACGTGGGTGCTTTATGCCTGTGTTGTGTTTGCAGCAGCAGGAGCGGCGGCAACACAGATCCCACTTCCGGCCAATCAGTCCGGCAAGCTGTGGCTGCTTTACCGGATCCTCAACTTCCTTGCCCTCAACTGGAAGTATGCAGCAAATGCTGTGCTTATTCTGCGCGGCAGCATGTCTTCCAAATCCGAAACATCCAAGACAGGGCTAGGTTCTGTTGTCACCATTCCAAAAGACGATACGAAATGAAGAAAGTATTTCTCGCTCTGGGGCTGCTGCCCCTTCTGGCTGCCTGTGCCGATACCTCACAGGGCAAATTGCGCCAAGCTGTTTACGATGTGGACAGTGCCTACCATGTTCTGGCTCATCCGATGCCAGACGTAATGGCAGGCAAAGTGCCCGGAGTGGCGCTGACTGATACGCAGAAGGCTATTGCCAAGACGGCCAGCCAGACTGTGTTCAATGAAATCCAGTCTCTGGAAACTTCTATTGAAGGCGGTAACAGCATTACCGAAACGGCAGTAACTGCATTGCAAACAGACTTCGCATCTTTTGAAACATGCTGGGCAGGGCTGAAAACTGGCACCACGCCGGACGCCTGCGCAGCCATTGGCGGGAGTAAGTAACTATGAACGCAGCAGAAATCAGTGCCATTCTGGGTGTTGTAACTACTGTGGCAGGTCTGGCCGAGAAATACGGGCCAGAAGTTTACGAAACGGTGAAAGAAGCCATTGAACAGTCCAAAAGCAAAACTGGCCCTACCGTTGCAGACATTGAAGCAATATTTGCCAAGTGCAAGGCCGATAATGCGGATATTCAGGAGGCATGACACCGGATTTTGAATGCGGGATGATTGTTGGTGGCGGGGGTATGTTCCTCGCCATCATTGTGTTTGCTGTGGGCTGGCGGTTGCTAGTGGTGCGGTCAGATTTTTGGAGAAAAAAGTGACCAAGAGCCGCCATAGGTAGCGGACAGGCTCTTGGCTGAGGGTTTTATGCCACGAATATGCGGCGAAAGTTTGATGGGGTAGGCTTTCATCAATTGTTTGTATTTTGATGTGTTGCAGCATTCGCTACCATTAAGTAGGAAAGAAGTTACAATTCAAAACACAATAAATTAAAAACGCTCAATAATAAGTGTGAAAATATTTTATGGATGTTTTTATAATTACTATTTATTTTTAGATAAAATAAATGAGGAAAAAACCATCATAAAGCTCATAAAGTCCTGTGTTGATTGAAAATCTGTGCCGTCAATACTTTCTTTGCGGGAAATGGAATATAAAAGAGCATTCTCCGTTTCTGCGGTGATGTTGCATGTGTAAAGATGATCATCACGCTGAATAAAATTCAAAGCCAGGAGATACTTGTTTTTATAAAGCGTTAGAGTTTTTGACAGCTCATTAAAGTCATTCTGACAAATTCTTTGAGAAATACAGATAAATATAACTTCCGTATCTGAATTTAACAGGTTTATAAACCTGTTAACGCAGCGTTGATAATATTTGTAAACATTATCAACAGATATATCATAGTGATTAAATGCAAAGAGAACGCCATAGTGTTCTTTGTAATATCCATGATCACAAAAATTTGCATCCGGTGAGAGTTTTTCAGTGTCAGCAATTTTTATGTGCTGTGATCTATCTAAAAATGTTGAAAATCCATCCTGAATGCAATGGTTGACCATGCGGATATCGCTAAATATCCAATCAAATGGATAAGATTTCTTTTTAAGGCCAAGGTTTTTGAGAACAGAAGCTGTCAGGCAATGATCTCCCACAGAAACCACTTCAAAGTCGTGAACGCTCCGCGCGATATTCCTGAACTGGTGGTAATACTTGAGTAAAGAGAGAAGCTCTTTTACAGATCTTTTGGCTTTTTTTAGACTGTTCATGAGCGCTCTTGGGGTTGGATAGGGCTGACCATAATATGGATTTATGTATACCCCCACATTGGAATATTTTGATCTTTTCTTCAACATCGTTCTCGGGATACCTTGCATGGGGCATGTTCCCTTGCCAACAGATGTACATTTTTGCTCATACCTTTACTTTAAGGTGGGTAATTTGTTATTATTGAAAATAAATAATCACAGATGCGATATTCTATATGTCATACAAAACAATATTTATGATGAAAGATGTAAGTGCGCAGTCTAAGCGTCCTAAACCGCCGCATGGTAAAATGGATTTTTTCCGTTGTTTGCAGGAAGGCATAGAAAGCAGTTGGATTCCAACACTGACTCAAGAAGATATTGATCCTCCTGAGCAAAGCATACTGCCTCCGACTATTCCCAAAAGAATTTCTCAATACTGGCATAGTGAAACACTGCCAGATGATGTGGCTTGCTCCATTGAAAAGGTAAAAAATAACAATCCGGATTTTGATCTGGTTCTTACGCATGATGAATCTGCTCGGGCTTTTCTGCACACCCATTTTGGACAGGATATGGTTGCACTTTTTGATGTGTGTTTCCATCCTGCCATGCGGTCTGATCTGTGGCGTATGTGTGATATGTATGTTCATGGTGGCATTTATGTTGATGTCGATATTTCCATGCATGCCCCTCTTGCGCACATAACTGGCCATGCGTCTTATGAATGTTTTCTTCTGTATGCCATGGGCAGGCCATGGTGCATTGAAAACGGATTAATTATTTCCAGAAAAAAGCATCCCGTTATTGAAGCTATAATTCATGCGCTTTGTGAGTCTCTTACCCGTTATAAAAACAATCCAAACAGCTTTGAAAATATCTGGGTGAATACCGGGCCGGGCATAACCACCATTGGGGCTATAAAGTATCTGTTTGAGGTGACGCCGCAGTGGGCGCCTCGTGTTTGTGGCGATGGTTTTTTGCTTGGCCACCATAGCCGTGCCGGAGCAAGCTATGGGCATGATGAACTGGCTTACAAAGTTTCTGCTGAAGGGAACTGGCGTAAGGCAAGGCCGCCTCATCGTCGGGCATAAGGGGTGTGCGGGGCGTGTAGGTTTTGTGTACCTGTGTACAACCTTGTGGAAAGTGTGAATTGATACCTTGCAGCGCACATCTGTGAAGGCCACATATAGACAATTGCCAAGATTAAAGAGAAAGTTTGCCCTATGAGCACAGTTACTATTTCTGTTCTAAAAGAGTTTGTTTCCAAGGCATCCGCCCTGCACCAGACATGGAAAGCCAGTAAGCCTTCTGCATCAGAACTTTCCTGGCGGGAATGTGTGGAAGATGAGAATTACAAGGATGCCGTGGTGGAGAGAGATTTTCTAGCAGAGCTAACAAAAGCTAATATTCCGTATGAAATGTCTGAGGCCGTTTAAAGCCCTGGTATATTTCAAGCATTGGGTAAGAAAAAAACCGCCATTTGGCGGTTTTTTTGTGGTTACTTCAACGTTGGTTCCAGATCAGATTTCTTTCTATAAAATGGTAATTCGATAAAGAAATAAGAAAGCGTGGCAAAAAGAATGGCCATGCTGATGCCTGAAACTGCAAAAAGTTCGGACGATATTCTTAAATCGTAAGACTGGCGAATGTCCTGCAGGATATCCCAAACAACAATGTGGCATAGATAAAAGGAGTAAGTAATTTCTCCACCCCAGTAACTTAGAAATACCAGTGGTTTTGGTACGGTCAGGGTGTCGCATTTTAAGGCGGCATACACCACGCACACACACGCCAGAATAGAGACAATGCTGATGGAAAAAGGCATCATTTGGTTCTGAAACGCGGCTGGTATGGCTGTTGAGGCAACAAGAGCAAAGATCAGCAAGAAGAAAGAAAGCGTTGCAGGAATTTGCGGTGCTTTTGCACGTATAACATCACCTATCCCCTGTGTGTTCACAAGATGATACGCAATAAGCCCCCATATAAACCCTGTGGGGCGGTACCATCCCCAATCAACGCCACCTGGCAACCAGAAAAGTAGCAGTGCAGCCAGAGCATAAATGCACGGAATGAAAAACTTTTTGCCTATGGTGAAGAACAGAAGAGGCAAAACAATATAAAACTGATTTTCAAGCGATAAAGACCAATACCAGCCTAATGGACTGGGAGAGGCTGCGTTTTCAAAGTTTCTGATATAAAAAACAGAAGTTAGCCATTTATAGAACAGGCTGGTTTGATCCCCCCATAACCCGCGGTTGGATGAAATAAGGCCCGCAGCCAGTGTCACGGTTATCCAGAAAAAGGCAGCGGGAAAAAGCCTGAGAAATCTTTTCTTGAAGAATTCAAGAGAGAAGGAAACTTTTTCTGCCAATTCCATGTTGGGTTTGGATTTTCCCAAAACCATATAACCCATGAAATAACCGGATATGACAAAGAAAATATCTACACCCAACCAAGGGCGCAAAACTGTTCCGAGGCTTTCCCCAAAATGTGGGTGAATATTGGTGCGGAGTGATGCCTGATGCGCCATAACAACCAAGGCAATGGAGATAATGCGCATAAGCTGTATTTCTATGTTTTTGTTATATTTGCCTGCCATCTGACCCTGCTTTTTTAATATTTGCAGGGTTCATATCGGGCGGGGGTGCGGTTGACCAGATTCTGCGCCGAATATCATGCAAACCACAGCCATGCATGATGCGGGACAGTAAGTGAAATGATGGAAAAGATGTTCAACCAGATGCAGAGATTGATACGGAGTGTGAGGAAATCATTAGCATGACTCACACGGGTTGTGCCCGTTATCCACAGGCTTACCCACCGGAGCATCCGCAGAATCTGTGGACAAGGGCGCTAAGCTTGGCAGTCAAGATACCTGCGGACAAAAACTTCAGGGATGATACAAATCCTGCTCCAGAAAGGTTTTAATACGCAGGAAGGCTTCTTCTTCCGTTTCATTTTCGGCAATGCCCAACCACGAGGGCTTGCGCCGGGCAATCCAGCCCAACATCTTACCGCTCAGGCTACGAAAGAGCGGAATATCTTCCGCCAGCAGTAAAATCCCCAAAGGCAGCATCCACACACCTAACACAGGTAAAAAGGAAAGCAGCCCACCCAAAATTAATAACAGCCCAGAAGGCAGACGCACCCATTTTTGCTCGGGTTTGCGTAACCACTCTATGCCACGGCGCATTTTGGTGGGTAGTTTTGCCGTCATCATTTGCGTGCGGTGTTCGCGCAGGGTTTCTGGCGTATCCGGGCCGGAAGGTGTGGGTTGCTCCATTTCTGCTCCATAACTATGGCTGATTTTGTTTTATGTGCCTTTGTTTGGGCATTATCTTTTCTATAAAGACATCCTGTGTTTTATGGCATTCAACAAAGGCAGCATTGTGTATTCAAAACATGGCTCCACGCTGGTATCCGTTCAATGAGTTTGCGTGTTGCTAAAATATGCTTGGGCATGGCTGTGGCGTGCCTGCCAGTTTCTGCTGCTTGGGCGCAGGAAAACGCAGCATGTCAGGCTTTTGGGCCAGAAAACAGATTGCCCACAATAACGCGGCCTTTCATGTTGAAGCAGACAGAACTGCTTTGTAACACCGGCTATGCTGTTTTGGTTTCATCTGTCACGCACACACCTTTGTGGGCAGCGGAGCATTTGCAGGTAAATAATGTGCGCCTTGCAGAACGCTTGATGCGTGCTGGCACTTTTTATGAAGATTCCCGCTGGCCAGATGGAAGCCGAGATCAGGATTACAAAAAATCTGGCTACAGCAGGGGGCACATGGCGCCCAGTGCGGATCAGCCAACCCCTACAGCACAATTTGAAACTTTTGCGTATTCTAACATGGTACCGCAATCCATTACGCTCAATCAGGGCATTTGGGCACGTATTGAATATACAGTGCGGGAACTGGCTGTGCAGGAAGGTGATTTATATGTGGTCACCGGCCCTGCTTTTCATGGTCATCCTATTCCAACTATTGGGCCAGACCACGTGTTTGTGCCGTCTTCTACATGGAAGGCTGTGTATTCCGCCCGGCGTCAAGCTGCGGGCGTATATGTCTGCAAGAACGCACAACGTTCTCCACATTGCGATCAGGTGACTGTAGCAACCCTTATTCGCAATACAGGGGTAGATCCGTTTCCGGGTGTGGCGGATAACATTAAGCAGAGTTTCTGGCGCTTGCCGTCACCACGTAAAATACGGCGGTAAGCGTGGGAAGGGGTCTGTACAGATCACGATTTTCACTTAGGTTGTACACGTTATCCACAGGCTTACCCACCGGAGCATCCGCAGAATCTGTGGGCGACTCTAGGCTGTATATTTGTCAATGGGTTAGAGTGTAAAACTCAAATATTTTATACTCTAAAAATCAGCAACTTTCAGGATTTTGTAAAACTCCCGTGTCCTATTTTTAGCACCGCATCTCTTGCGAGCCGAGCTTGATCGGCCGCCTTCGTGTAGCGCTCTATCTCGCTCAATGTCTTGTGGCCAGTAATGGAAGCAATTTGATGGGGCGAGCATCCTGCTTCTGCCATCCTGCGAGCTGCTGCCTTACGGAGACCATGTGGTGAAAGCCGCTCCTTTATCCCGCACATCTCAACCCATTTCGCTATGCGGTGGGAGAACACATGAACCGAAAAAGGCTTCCCTTCTTCGGTAGCAAGAAATGTGGGGTGCGTTTTGGGGACTTGGTCAATTTCCCTTGCTAGCGCTGGATGGAGGGGGATGAGTAACCGAGTGCCAGTTTTCATTTGCTGCACTGATAGCAGACCGGCTTCCTGAATATCAGCCCATCCCATACGAACCACATCACTGCGCCTCTGTCCGGTGTAAAGAAGCAGATACAGCGCCAGCCGCGCTGTGGAGCCAGATGGCCAATAGTTTTCATATTGAGCTATTTCGGAATCTTCCCATGATTTTGCTCCAACACTCTTTTCTTTCATGCGAGAGATACCTGTGGCCGGGTTCCGTTCAATTTCTCCTCTATCGACAGCATACTGGAAAATCATACCAAACATTTTCAGCCAGTGATTAGCCGCTGCTGGTGTTTTGGACTTCCTGCCAATAAATGCTCTTATATGGGGAGTGGTAAAATATCTGACCTGATGATCTGCGAAATCCTCCAACTGCATACGGCGCACGATATTTCTGTATCCGCGTTGTGTTGATGGTTTCAGCCCTATGTAATGCGCTGAGCGTAGCCAAGCCTCACATAAAGCGGAGAATGTATCACCTTCTTTCGCAGTCTGTTTTTCTTGAAACGTATCTTGCGCCAAGGCTTTTTGATACGCAGGCCAGAAATCATCACTATGCAGATCGGGTAGAGAAACACGGGGCAGGCGGGGATGTCGGAAATAATACCTGACCCTGCCATCTCTCCCCCTGTGTTTCTGAACATATTTTATTCGAACGGCAATCACATCAATGCGTCTAATGGATTAACTTCTTTGGGCGCTTCCTGATTATTGATACCGGATTGGGAATCAATCCAGCGATCAAGAGCCAGCCTGTCCCATATCAAGCGGCGCACGCCGGTCTTAATGGGCGGGATTTCTTTCCCGATAGTAGCCTGAAATGCAGGTCGGGACAGGCCTACATATCGCGCCGCTTCCTCTGCTGACAAAAGCCGTGGTGTAATCTCACCCATTCCCGCCTCCTTCTAGTGTTGTAATGCGGGCTTTTAACTTCTCCATCATCTGGGGATAGGCATAATGTCGAGCTTCTTCCCCATAAATAGCATCCCCAAAGTAATCCATGTACCAAGTCGCATTAAGTATTGGTCGCTTCCATTCTCCGGCTGACCACAAGAGACCACGCAAAGGTGCTTCGTGTTGTGCAAGATTCCGATATATATTCCCCATAATCGGCGCGTCATTGTGACCATACCAATCCTCTAGAAAAGCCACAGCCTTCCGAAGATCCTCAACCTCGCTACCCTTATGCCCAGCGCGGTAAACATACTGGAACGCCTGCGCCATGTTGCCGGACATATAGCGGGTCACATCCCAGACTTGCAGACCATTTTCTGTTTTGTAGTGGTCGGGGGCTATGGCATTCATAGGGTTGCCTCTTTGGTTGGTGGTTGAGCAACAGCACAAACAATCATACCGATTGCATCTTCATCAGAGATCGCGCCACCTTTCCAGCAGCGCAGAGTGATCTTTGCCACTCGCATGCGGTCGGGTGGAATGTTGTGTGGTACGATATGAGCTTTTGTGGCCGCATCAATGCGTGCATCAGTCATTTCCCAGACCCCCATAGCGGCATCAATGGCTTCACGAACCGTTTCCCCGTCGCCCATGCGAGAAACATCCCCATCTGTGAGAAGAACCCAATCCTCACGCAAAGTGGCATAAAGGCGGATATTTCCTGTTTCTTCTCTTTCCACCTTATCCAACCAATCCAACCGCCGCGTATCAGCCGCACATTCTGCCTGTGCGCGTTCGTAGCCACGCTGCTCTGCTTCTGTAATTACTTTATTAACAACACAAACCACATCAATATCCGATGAACTGTTGCGCATTACATTAATAATATCAGAAACCTGCTCGCCTCTCGTCCTCATGAGGCGGTTCCTAATTTGCGGATTGTTACAACACATGATGATAAGCACCCGTTAAGCCATTCTGCGTCTGGGTGAGGGTCATCTATTGGAGATGGTGAAATGGCGTGACTAATAACGACACTTGCACACCGCTCCCGTTCCGCTGCCAGCATTTCGTTTATCTGCGTGGGGGTGAGGACGGGGCAAACATAGGTGAAACGCAAAGCTGCATCAGCGGCACTCATCCAGTGACTATTACGCAGTTGCCAATTTCCCCCAGACCCCGCATCCCAATGGAAACGAGCCCTGACTAACGCTTTGTCTGATCGTCGCATAAGGATGTGGTCTAGAATCAGTCGGGGGTCTTCATAACGATATGGCACGCCGGGGCGCTTTGGGTCGGGCCAGTTTTTATCATTCATGTTCACTGTTCCCATTACATTCATCACATGGCACGCCACGCTTAACGGCTGTCACATTCTTCATGTATATCCAGCCGCTTTCCCAACCACAGCGATTGCATTTGAACTCTGCAATCTGGGTCATGTTGCTATCTTGCGGCGTGCAGTCACTTATGCCCACGTCAACCATGTGGGCCATAAACCGTCTGGGTGATCTCGGCCTTTGAAAGCCGAACAGATCTGATTTCGTCTGCATCACGCCTTCTCTCCTGCGCGGGTGTTCCTGCTAGTACGGGCTTCAAGTGCTTCTATTGGATCATTAAGGGCTTCCACTCCTTTTTGGATCTCTGCGAGTGCGCTCTGCAAAGAATTCACATATCCTAAAGCGGCATCTCTTTCTTTCTGTGCGGATTGAAGACTTTCTTTTAGTGTCGAGATGTTTTCATCTTTGTGTGTAATCTCAAGTTTAAGAATACCAATCACCGCATCCGCATCAGCCTTCAAAACAAGCGGCGCTGACACAGGCCCATTACGCTCTGCCCGTAATTGCGTAACATTGATGCCGCTGGTTGGGTCGCGTAGGGCGTCTGCCACCAGTGGGTTGATGTAGCCAACAATGGGGAGGTGGGTCATTTGGCGATTGCTTTCGCAAAACGAGGGACAAAAAAGCCAACAATCCTTCCAGTTTCCCGGTTCAGGTAATTTCTGATGCCCGCAATGTCATGCAAAATATTGAAGTCATCTGCCTCCCGCATACGTTCAAAATCCATCGGGCATCCGTTTGCATGAGTGGCAAGCAGATCCATCCGCGTGGACAACGAAAGCTCATCTGCATTTGCACCGGTAGCAGCGCAAATTTTAGGAACAATACGGGCCACGATTGCATCCACATTTGTAATTTCTTTCTTGGTGGCATCAAATTTCACCGTCATGCTCCAGCTCCTTCCACATCACGCAGATGGAAGAACAGACGAGCGCAGGCTCGAACGTCTACCATGGCATCGTGTGCGCCTTTGAGTTCTTCATTGAAGAAGTGCTTGATACATTCTTCCAGTTTCGGTGCTTTGGGCTTGTCGATGCCCGCAGCGATCATGCGTTCTGTTGGTGGCAGGTTCACCAGCGGGGCCGCTGCATCCATTGTGCAGAACTTCTCGCCCAGCAGACGCCAGCCACGCGGCACACGCGCAAACATAATGTCGATGATCTGCACATCGAATTTGATATTGTGCGCAACCAGAAGATTGGCCTTTTTGGTCAGATCATAGAAGGCCGCTGCGGCTATTGCTTCACGTACACCGCAACGCTGCGCCATTTCTGTTGTGATACCATGAACCTTTGCCGCCGCTTCCGGTATCGTCCACCCATCAGGGTGAACGATCAGGTTCAGGCTTGCGCGTTCTGTGCCATCGTCTTCCGTCAGCAGGGCGGCAAGCTGCACGCAATGCGGCTGCCGGTCGGAATTGAGGGGAGTGTACCGGTCGGGTAGGCCTGTAGTCTCCGTATCAAAAAAGAGGATCATGCAGCCACCCCTTCAATCTGAGCTGCACGCACTTTGTGCAGCATTTCCATTTTCATTTCGTGAAAGTCTTTGAGCGCCTGAGATAACTTCTTCAGGAATGGTTCATCTCGATATGTTCGCTCGATATGTATTGGCAATTCATCGCTATATGAAACGCGATCATTCCATTCACGCTCAGCGAAAAGCAGTTGGCCTTGGGCTTGAATGTAGTAATCTTTCTCAAAGCCCATGGTCATATACAGGATGTGATTGGTAGGCAGTGGGCATTTAATTTCCACAAGCCCATCGGCGCCAACCAGACGGTCTGGGCTTACGCCAACCGTGCCTTCATTATTTGTTATAAAACCAACCTGTTCTGTCTTGAGGTCTGTCGCAAACTCATAAGCCAATGCCGCTGTAGGCTCCAGTTCATGCCCACGCTGTACAGCCTCAACATGCGACAAATCCTTATCCATCGATCGTCCGAGAACAATCTCAGCGACTAGGCGTGCCGCATACCTCTTTGCCTGATCAGATGGTTTCCCAGACTTGGTCAGGACAAGAGAAAATTCCGATGCCGTCGGTATTCCAAGGCGTAAGTCATGCCACGCTTGCGAGCCTTGTTCTACATTGTGAATTTTCATTTGCTGCCCCCATTTATTTTTTGGAGCAACTTCGCTTTAGCATTGCTAAACGCTTTTTCGGGCATTGCATCCAAGGTTTTGCAGTGGAAATACGCGAGGAATGCTGATGTATTGGCGCCAGACTTTTGCAAAAGATCCACAAGCTCATCTTTTTGGTCTGGTGTTATTAACTTTATTTCCTGTTTTTGCGGGGTATATGCGCCGTCATTGTCCTCATTTGTGCGGACAATGTTGAGCAACATTTCTGCGCAATACCGCTTACCATAGGAAATTGTTGAGCCCCGTGCCTGAACTTCCGTTCGGCCTGGCCCATTATCAATAGGCAATTCCATGGATGATTCCTGAAATTGACCGTTAGCATGCGTTATTCTGCCAATAACACGTATATAATTCCCCTCTGCTCTTTCCGTAGTAAAAGACAGGCGCAGACCATGGCGCAACAAGACGGGGCGAATGGCGCTATCCATATCTTCCCAGCGCGCGAACCTATATGAGCCCTTGCCATTCATCTCCTTGATGCCGGCCTTGAATATCTGCGGCATTTCACCCATTGCAGCAGACATAGCTTCGCTAAATTCTTTGCGGTCATCCATCTCCATGACCTGCTTTTTCATATCTAACAGGGCACGAAGTTTTTCCACATCGCATTGAGGGTTACTTGCCGCTTGGGTGATGATGGAAAGAAGCTGATCACCTTGGTTTGGTGGGGCTACCTGTTTTTGCGCCTCCTGAGGGCGTGTCATAACTTCACTCATCACGCAGCCTCCAGAGCACGAAACGGATGCACGCGCCGCACTGCTTCCATGGCATCGCGGTTTTGCAATTCCAGCCGCACGTATTCGCGTGTCAGATTGGAAAGTGCCTTCATTGCCATGTCACGTTTATTGTCTGGGACATGTTGCAGGATGAGGGAGTGCACGACTGCCTCGTGTTCATTCCACGCGCTCATGCCGCGCACTCCGCAACTTTGCGCATGTCGTCATTATGCGACAGGGCAGCAGACTTAATGCTTTCCTTCCGCTTTTCGCGCAGCTCATGCACAGCGCAGACCATTTCCGAGATTGCTTCTTCTGAGTATTCGATCATCGTGTCTGCAAAATCACGGTCTGAAAATTCATCCCGCTGCATACGCATGATGATCTGGCAGTGCTGATCTATTGCTGCTTCATATTCACGGATTTCACGCGCTACATGCGCCGACACATCATCCGTATTAAACATGCCATCACGCACGGCGTTTGCGTACGTCTTGTTTGTGTAAGCCATTTTCTACTCCTAGCGTGGAGAAACATTCGGCCAATGCGGCCATGCAACCCGCTGCGGACAGCGGGAAACATTGCGGCATCAGTAGGGGTAGGGCGCGCCAAACAGATTGCAGCCGATCATGACGACCAGCTCGATCAGGTATTCAGCTATTTTGAGGCCCGGTTCCGTGAAAACGATGAGCGCAAACAGGCCGTAGAAAAATACTGCCAGACAGAACAACTGCCCCAGTGCCGTAAACTGCAACCAGTCGCACACATCCCGCGCACCGCTGCCGATGCGTTCTGGCCATTCTTTGTTTTGGAGAGTGTTCATTTGCTTTACCCTCAGTGCTGGCCAGAGATTTTAACGAGGCGCGTAATGCCCTTTGGTGTGAAAAACACCTGTGGGCTAAAGCGCTCATCGCCGTCACGGTCGCGGTATGGGTGAAACTTTACGTAGCAATATCCAGCCTTCACCTTGTCGGAGTAGGCGTTCCATTTTCCGTTCTGCTTAAAGATGAATCCGTTTGCATGTGCTGCGCGTGTGAACTGGCTCAAGGGCATTTGCGCAGCTTTGGCTGACAGGTTCAGCGTGTAGAGGCCATCACTGTCTGCGATCTTTTCAGCCACTTCCGCTTTGGGAGCGAGGATGGCGTTCTCTGCCTTGAGTTCTTCAATCTGCCGGACTGTGATCTGAAGCGCTTGTGCGACAATTTCCTGTTCGCTTAGTGCGGGTGCGGCGATCTGGCCCGTCACCAGCGCATCGAAGGCGCGAATGACCTGCAAGTGAAAAGCTGGGCTGATCCACATGGCGTAAGCGTAGACCAGTTCTTTGCAAGCGTAGGTTCCAGAGGCATTGCCGCCCTTGATTGATGTCAAAGCAGGAATTCCTGCTTCGGCCTGAATTTCAGCGATCAATGCTTTTGTCTGGGAGTTATCCACCCAGATTGAAGGACGGTTCTTATTTTCACCGCCAGAAGCCTTATGGCAGTCATTCAGGCAGAACCGGCCTTCTGCATCCTGCCGTATCTTCGTTCCGAGAATTGAGAGAGAAGTCATCGCCCATCACCTTTCGTTCGTGATGGGTTATTGTTAGATTATCCAACATAATGCAGTCAATAGAAAAGTTGGAAAATCCAACATATTCAGGCAAAAAATATCCCGGCATGAAGTCAGTTAAGGCCATTTTATCCTTTAGCGAGGCTTATTCGCCAAGGATAAAATGGCCTTAACTTCTGGGGGATGGCAAGGCTATTTTAATGCCGAGGTGCGTAAGCCATCATGCGCTCTACACCGAACCATTTGGACACAGACAGGAGTGAGAAAGCCTGCCTGGTAATGTCAATCACGTAGTAAGAAATGCGTTTCATCTGACCTTGTCCTCTTATTGGATAAGAGGAGGTTGGCAGGTGACTTTGCCCGTGCTTGGGCGAGAAAAGGGCAGGGATTGGGCAAAAAAAATCCCGGCTGGTTAGGCCGGGATTGATGTTGGGAATGAAATTCTTTTTATTCAAATTTAAACGGTATCTGTCTTGCCGCCGGTTTATGGTCGATAACTTTCTCAACTGTATATTCAGTTTTCAGGCCAGAGTCTGTTTGCCGTTGAACGATGTGCATATCGCATACCAACACATCTCCTTGCGAAAAAGATATTTCACTTTTGTGAACTCGATCGAGAAAGTCTTTATCATCAATTTTTACGCTAAGAGTATTTGTCCCATCATATAAGCGCCATTTATTATCGTCTTTAAATGCAAGAGCCATAATGGAAAAAGCTGCACGCCTGTGATCATCAACTAATATTTCATCTGGCAGTGATGGTTTGGCAAAATATACAGATTCATTCCTATTAATAGTCTCAATAGCTTTCCCATTTTTTCTAACTTCGAATGTATCTATTCCTTCGATTTTTAATGGTTCTTCTATAATCTTTTGAAGGGCGTCCCTAACGGGAATACTCTGAAATAACTTCAGACATTCTATAGATAAATCAATGGTTTCATCTCCGTACTGCAATCTAACAAGCCCATCTTTAAGAGGGATGACTTTATCTGGAGACTTCCCGCGGAATCGTTTGATAAGATATATTACACCACCAATTGCGCTACCAAATCCTAATAAACTTTGCAGATTAACGGCGGCAGATACGGTAGGACTAGATAGGAAAGTGATTAGATGATCATAGAATGTCTGGATAACTTCAAATGAAATTTGAAAGCTGCCACTCTCAAGTGCTGACACCTTAACTTTTGTTTTTGCGCTATCCCCATTTAATGTAAAATTGGCAGCATCAAAAAGCGCACCAAATCCCAATAGGGCAGGCGCAAGCGCACGTACATCCATTGCATGATTTCTCAATGCTGGACCATCATAGGCAATGGTGAATGTGGCCTTGCTCATATCTTGAAAATTATCAGATTGGTTACTAGGGGTCACTTAAATTCTCCATAATTACTTTTCTTCAAGGCCTATTTTTCAGAAATTTTGAGCTCTTGATGTTCACGTTTCGTTCTGACATACTCGCCACATGGTACGGGCACACAGAATCACTGGCGAGGGGTTAGGCGACGTTATCCTTAGAGATAATTTGCGCACGCAAGAGAACCATCAGAGAGTGCCTCTCTTCCTCGCCTATGACGCGCCAAAGATGGAGGAGAGTTCGCTCCTCTTCATTATGCGCGACATCATCAGAATTAGTGGGAGAAGGGAGAGAATCTCCAAGAAGGTAATCAGTGGAAACATCATAAAAATTGGCTAATGCGCGAATGGTATCTCGGCCGGGTACGTCATGGCCCCGCTCGTAAGCCGTCAAAGTGCTGCGGCTAATGCCAACAGCCTCAGCAGCTTCCGCTTGAGTTATGCGCCTACCTTCTTTCTCACCTTTTGATAAGCGAGAGGCTTTGAGGCGTGCTCCGACTGTTTCTGCATTCTTCATGTTGGCAGGTGACGACAAATAAAAAATCCTTGGGATGGATTTTCCAACATATTCCTTGCCTATGAATGTTGGATAATCTAACATAATGGCATGTCGATTGTTGAACGAGCCATTAAGGCGGCAGGCGGTGCTTCCGAACTAAGTAAGAAGTGCGGTTTGCATAGGACATCCGTCCTTTTTTGGAGAAGATTAGGTCATATACCGCATAGGCATGTGGCTACCGCTGAAGCCGCAACCGGCATCCCGCGCGAAGAACTGCGCCCCGACCTGTTCAAGCGCACCCCAGCGCAGGAGGCGGCGCGATGAGTGCAGGAATAGCCACGCCACGGCCAGAAAGGCTAATTCCTACGCTCACAGGGTTTATTACTGCTCCTGACTGGATGTCAGACGAGGAGGTTGCTTATTATCGAGCGCCTCGCGGAGGATTTTCTTTAACCAAGCCGTGCGCTCTTTCGGAGAGAGATCGGGAGTCATTGGCGCGGTCCATTTCATCGCGCCTTTTATCCGGCGGGGATCAGACAAATCCTTTGGCGCAGAGGTGGGCAGAATGTCCCATTCGGCGGTTATTTCCATCATTGGCATGTCTTTGTGAGGTCTTTCGTGCTCGTTCAAAGCGCGCTCAGACCAAGCTGTCAAAACAAATTCCATTTTTTCGAATCTCCATGGTGGTTGTGGCGATTACCATGGTGGTGGGGCTTCGGGCGCTGGTCAATCAGTGCTCGAAGCATACCCGCACAGACGGGGAGGCCCCGTGATGGTGGGAACTCCATGGAAACAGGAAGAGGTGGAACTTCTTAACCGCATGGCGAATGCGGGAGAAAGTTGGGAAGTCATTGGCAACGTGCTTAATCGCACGCCTAAGGGATGCCAATATAAAGCGCGCGTGTCCCTTGTCATTTCTGATGCAGCAAAGAAAAAGCGTTGGGAAGATAGCAGGAAAAAACAGGGGGCAGCGCAGCGGGGCAGGGCTCGCAGATGGAAGAAGGCAACAGCTATCAATGGCCATGCGAGCGCTGAAAATCTTGATCTTCGCACGCGCGCTTGCAGCAGGTGCCGCACTGTTTTTACAACGCCGCATAAATGCCGCTTCATGTGCAATAGCTGCAATTCATATGCATCAAGCTTGGGCTGGTAACTCACCCAATGCATGCCGCATCAACCCCCAGCTTGTCGGCTACATCCTGTAGCAAAAGCACGCGCTGCCTGATGGTGGCGTGGGGGTTGAGCTGCGCCCAGATGATCGCACTGCGCACAATAGCGTTCCAGAGGAACGGTGTGCCAAACGGCAAGTCTGGCGCTGCATCGCAGGCGTTCAGTAAATCGGGGGAGTATGTGCCCCCGAACTCTACAGTTCCGAATTCAGTCTCCTTCTTCATCGTTTCTCCAGTTCACGACCTCAACAATCGTGAATGTGGCAGGGATGAATTCCGTGGAGAGAGAAAAGTTTTCCGTGAGAGCAGAAAGGGGTCACGACATGACGCCTGAAGCTATTGCACGGCAGGTTCAGGGCCAGTTGCGTGAGGTTGTTGACGCAACCGGAGAACGCTCCTGCCTGAAGCAATCGTTCGCTTCTATCGCCCGTAAGACTGGGCTGACGGAAGGGCAAATCAAGCGGCTGTTCTATGGAGAATGGAGCGTTATTCCAGCGCACATTTTCCTGAATGTAGAACGGCTTTACCGAAATCATCTGGCGCAGATGCGTGCGCGGTCTGAACATCAAGCCGCTCTGTATCGCGCCAGAAGTGAAGAATGGGATCGCAAATGGGGCGACTATTCCTCCAATGGCACATCCGCATCACCCGCTGGCGCGCCTGCCGTGCGCTCAATCGAGCCTTCTATTTCCGAGAGCTTGCCCAATGGCTGAACACCAAGGCGGATAAATTGCAGGTGCGAGCGGATAGGTTGGCGCGGGAGTGCAGAGAATGAAGCGCGGCAACAGCATGGATGACGCTGATGTTTTCAGAATTGTTGACCGCGCAATCAACAAAGCCGGGTCACAATCAGCCTTTGCGAGAAAGGTTGGGATAACCCGTTCAGCGCTCTGCAAGCAACACAATGCCAAAACGGCCAAGGGATATACCAATGAGGTTCTTCTCGCCGCCGGGATCAAGCGCTTTCAGCCGCCTACCGAATATTACCTGATGGATGAAATCTGATGTCTGAATTTCCAAAAGATCATAATGAAGCAGCCGATGTTGGCGGCATTGCTGCCGACCGCCTGCGCTCCATAATTGAACGCGTTGAGCGCCTGGAAGAAGAACGCAAGGCTCTTTCAGGTGACATTAAGGACATTTTCACAGAAGCCAAAAGCGCTGGCTTCGATGTGAAAGTGCTGCGCCAGATCATCCGTATTCGTAAGCAGGAACCTGCCGAAGTGGAAGAGCAGGAAACCTTGCTTGACGTGTATCGCCGTGCGCTTGGGATGTAAGCCATGTTGAAAACGCTCCTATCCCCAGACGCTAAACTCCAGCGTGAGAACACTCAACTGCGGGCAGAAAATGCCCGATTTCTGGAAGCTGTCACGCGCCGGAATTCTGAAAACATCAGATTGCGTGAAGAAAACCGGCAGCTACGTTTGCAGAACAATGCGCTACGCCTTGGCCGCCGCCGTGATGGTGCGGGACGGTTCGCGTGAGGGTAATTCGCTTTGAACTTCCTGAACCCTATCCTCTACTCAACCACAGCATAGGGCAAAGTCGTTTTGCACTTACGCGGATGCGCCAGAAGATGGCCCGTGCTGTTGCCAGCGCGACTGTTAACATGCGCGTCCCTGAGCCATTTCAGAAAGCACATGTATCTATTGAGCGTCATTCCTGCGGCACCCCAGATCATGACGGCGTCCAGGGTGGCGCCAAGTTCCTAATTGATAGCCTGACTACCCCAAAGTTGCTCAATGTAAGGAAGCCGGGAGCACGCCAGCGTGTACGGAATAAACGCGGCCTAGGCTTCATTGTGGACGATGGGCCGGAATATGCCACGTTTGATATTCGCGCTGTCAAAAGCCGTTTATGCGACCAGAAAACCGTCGTGACGATTACGGAGATATTGCCGTGAGAGCCTCAGGATACGACCGCCACGCAGACGACTGGTATGTCGAGCCAGCTTGGTGTGTAGATGCGCTCATTCAGGTGGAGCGCCCGTTCATTGGTGCGGTTCTGGACCCATGCTGCGGGGGTGGGAATATTGGCAAACGCCTCACTTGCGCAGGCGTCTATACCGTCAATACAGATATCGTTGATAGGGGCGGCGGTCCCGTCGATATTGTGGCTGACTATCATGATGCAATTGGAATTGTTGGACCAAAAAGCATTGTCAGTAACCCGCCATATGGTGACGCGCAGGATTTTGTTGAAACAGCCCTTACAGGCACGATGGATCGTGTCTGCGTTCTTCTGCGCCTCGCATTCCTAGAGGGCCAAAAGCGTAGGGAATGGTTTAAGTCCGTTCCTCTGGCGCGGGTATGGGTTTCCTCCAAGCGTATCTCAATGCCGCCTGGTGGTTCGGGCGTTCCCGCAAAGGGAGGCGCTATTGCCTACGCTTGGTTTGTTTTTGAGCATGGATACCGTGGCCTGCCTGTAATTGGATGGCTACCTGATGCTGGCAAAAATCAAGAAGAAAGCACCAACAATCCCACCCCTGCGGAGTACCCAACGGGGCGCAACCCTGCTAATATGACGAAGGCCGCTGGTTCGGGGGAACCGGGCGGCCTTCTGACCACAATCTTGGAGTAACAAGACATGGCTAATCACACTGTAGCGCCAGTGTACAATGATTTGAAGCTGATTTCCACCCCTGAAAACATCATCAGGACAGAAGGTATGCGCCGAATATTGGCCTGCCGACGTGCGCTCATGTCTGCGCTGAAAGATGCCATCAACTATGGCTATTCAGATGCCGAGATAGATGAACTGTATGAGACAGAGGCATCTGTTTTCAAAAATATGCGTGAATGGGAGGCGCTGTGATGAGCGCCCGGGCGAGAGATTGGGCCTATTCTGTGCATCTGCCTATTTGTCAGAAATTCGTGCTTGTGGCGCTTGCTGAGCGTGCGAATGACGATGGGCTTGCTTGGCCGTCTGTGCGTACCATTTGCGACATGACCGGTGCCTGTGACAAGGCTGTTCGGAACGCCCTCAAGCAGCTTGAGCAGGGGGAATTTATTACTCGTGTTTCGAGTGGAACGCGCTCCAAAACATACCGTCTGAGCATCGAAAGCCAGAATGAGATACCGGTATCTGGTACCGATCAACCGGTACGAGATACCAGTCAACCGGTACGAGATACCGCGGTACCAGATACCGGTTACCCGGTACCACATACCACCCAACCGGTATCTGGTACCGGTCAGACCGGCACGACGTACCGACAAACCGTAAAGAACCGTAAAGAACCATTAAGCGCTAAGCATGCGCTGGACGCTGATTGGGTGAGTGCAAACTGGATGCGTCTTGGCAACGAGGTTCTCGATGCGGCTGGCGTTGACCCGGCGAAGTCGATGGTTCGAACGGGAGAGGTTCGCCAATGGCTGGCTGATGCCCGAGACCGGGGTTACGGATACGATGCTGCACGAGAGGTGATCCTTTCCGCCATCCGCGAGAAATGCGAGCGCGGCGCCGGGCAAGGCAAGCCGCCAGCATGGTTCCGCATTCCCGTGCAGGAAGCTCTGGCCTCTGGCGCCATCGCTGCGTCCGAAGCCGCTGCTGCTGCTGCAGAGCCGGAATGGACGCGCCAGATGGGCAAGGATTACACGCTCTACGCTCGCAATGCGATCGGTCGTCAGGAGCGGCCCATTTCGATGCGTGAGTTTCAAACCGCGTGGATGGCGCAGCACAACATCCCGCAGGGAGAGGCGGCATGAGCGGCACATTTGACCGGGCAGAGCTAGGCGCTGAAATGCCGTTCGATCTGCAGGCTGAGCAGGCCATCCTTGGCGGCCTCATGACCAATTCCCGCGTTTACGACGATGTTTGCGATGTGCTGGAGCCGAGGTATTTCTACTCGCCGCTCAATCGGCTGATTTACGAAACATCCGAGCGCCTGATCATCGCCGGGACAGATCCAAACCCCATCATGCTGCGACAGGTCTTGGTCGGCAGCCCGGAAGTGGAGGCCGCCGGTGGATGGGAGAAGATTGCTCCGATCATCACTGGAAGCCTTGTGGGCGTGATGGGGAACCGGCGTTACGCGGAAACAGTTCGGGATCTGTGGGTGCGTAGGCAGATGCTCGAACTGTCGGGTGATATGCGGGAGATGGTGACGCGCCCAGATGGTCGGACGGCGCAGGATGTTGTCGATCACGTTGAGGAAGCTATGCTGACCATCAGCCGTGATCGTTCGGACATTCGGACGGTTGGCGTGAGTGATTCCATGGCGTCCGTGCTAGAGGCGGCGCAAAGGGCTTCGCAGATCGATGGCGTAATAGGAACGCCAACGGGATATGCTCGGTTCGATGCCATATCCGGCGGTCTGGAAAATGGCACGCTGACCATTCTGGCAGGTCGTCCAGCAATGGGAAAAACCGCAGCGGGGGTTGGAATTGCCATCCGGGCAGCCAAAGCAACGGGCAAGCAGGTTCTCTACTGGTCTGGCGAAGTGAGTGACCGGCAGATTTCCCAACGCCTCCTTGCGGCAAAAACCAATATTCCCGTTCAGTGCATCCGCTCCGGCAAGAACCGTGGCGAAGAAGTCGGGCAAGGCGAATACGCGCCAGGCACACCGTTGAGGCAGGAGCAGTGGGATCGGATTGTGTCAGCCCAGATAGACGCAGCCAAGATCCCGCTGGTGATCAACGACACCCCGGCAATCACGGTTGCAAAGCTCTACAGCGTTGCGCGGCGTATGGCGCGCTCCAAGAAGGGGCTTGCCATGGTTGTGGTGGATTATCTGGCTCTGATGCGCGGATCCCAAACGGCGCGGAAGCAAGGGCGCTATGCGGAAGTTTCCGAAATCTCTGCTGATCTGCTGGCCATGGCAAAATCCCTAAACGTGCCAGTGATCGCGTTGCAGCAGTTGAACCGAGACGTGGAGAAACGGGACAACAAGCGGCCAACAGGGGCTGACCTGCGAGATAGCGGCAACTTGGAGCAGGACGCCTCCATGATCGTGCTGCTTTACCGAGAGGAATACTATCTCGCGAAAGAGGGGCTGCCGGAGCAAAAGCCGGGCGAGACGATGGATAAATTCATGCAGCGGCAGGACGACTACTACCGCAAGCTGGATGCGTCACGTGGCAAAGCCACATGGATTGTGGACAAGAACCGACAAGGAAGCACCGGCGATATCCCGATGCTGTTCAATGGCCCTCAGACATGGTTCCGCGACATGTCCGAGGGTGAAGAAAGCCCAGCATGGTGAAAACAGCCGCGAGGTTTCGCGGAGAGTGCGGCGCAAGCATGAGGACGATAAATGACCGCATGAATGGCTGCGGCACACTCTGCGGGAAGATATGGGGGTTTTAGGGGTATGTCTGAATTGGCAAGCCGGGGCCGGAATTTCTCAAAAGTCCTGATGGTAGGCGGCCCGCTTGATGGCGAATGGCGGGAGCTTCCTTACACCGCAACTGGATACGTAGTCCGGTTTAGGCCGAAGGGGGCACCGCATAAAAATGGGATTTATGAACTCGGCGTTGAGACAGAGGACGGCGGAGAGTTTTATTTTTTGGGGTTTGAGGAACTAGATGATGATTACTGCAAAAACTGACCTAATAGGCTGGCACGAATGGCCGACAAACCGGCGTGATGTCACACAGCAGACACGCGCCGATCTGCCGCCCATACACGAGCCAGAGCCGGGATTACTGGATGAGGAAATCCTGCCGCTCCGGGATGATTGGATGAAGGGACCGAAAGGGGTTGTACAATCGTATCATGTACGGTAAAGAAAGCTTACGAACCCTCGTCAAAGGTATCGTGGCTTTCTGTACAGATGTTCGGTGTGTCAATCACCGTCTCCGTTCAGTTAAGGCACAAATCCAATAGAAGGCCGCTCAGTGTTCCCGCACTGGGCGGCTTTTCTTTTGGCTGCTGTTTCCCCTGTACTTTCTGGGCGGTTTGTGATTCCATCTGCGTATGAAATGGCGCGAAAACCTCCCAGACTTTCTAAAGCCCGGCAATGTGGAAACATACACAGCGCCGGTTGATTGGAATGTGGCCTGTGCGTTGCAGAATGTGCGGGCTGGTGTGCCGTTGACTGATGCGCAGAAAGAGCTGGTCGAGAATGCGCGCGACTGACCGCACACCGCCACGCATCGTGATCGGCCTCTGGCTGGTGTTGGCGTTTTTCGAAATTATTGCAGGATTGGGTGGGTAATATGCAGAAGGTCGCAACAAAACCACGCTACATTATCCCACATGCTCAGGATAATGGGCCTACGCCTGAACGGGCGGCGAAGAGTATGTTTGCGGGTGGACGCCCTACACGTGAAAAAACTGTTGTTGATGCAATGCTCAACGCAGGGGATATCTCGCAAGATGAAGTCAACGCAGCCGATCGATGGTTGCGCACGTGGATATTTGCTTATGATGGGTACAAGGAGTTTCCTGAAAATCACCTGCCCAATACAGAAATTAAGCACGATGCTCTTTCATGGCTGATGACGCGTGGCGATGCTGTGGGGTATTTGTATGATGTTCGTCAAGCCATTGGAGCGTGCGGAGAATTGAGGCTTAAAGGTATGTTGCTGGAGAAGCTATCGTTTAGCGCGATGGGGCGTGCCTTATTTCCTCGTATATCTCCAGATCTGGCGCGTAAGAAAGTTTCAGCGCAATGCGCATTGGTTCTAGAGCAGTTATCTGAATTCTATCAAAACGAACGGCTCACGAAGAAGTCTAAAAAAGAAACTTGTACCCCGGTACCTTTTCCAGTATAAAAACATTATCATCGCAAGACTTATGTTCACAAGCCGCCACAGTGCGGCTTTTTCTTTGCCCGGACAAAATGCAGATACTCAGGCGTGGCGACATCGTGCGTTTCAAGCGCCGTGATTCCCTGTGTGTTGGTATTGTGTCCGGCCTGTCGCTTCTTTGCGACATCATGCCTGCAACAGAAAATACATGGCACCGTGCAGACTTGCCGCTGTCTATGATGGAATGCGCGAGCGCGGGGCTTCGTCCTGATGTGCGTATTCGGTGTTGGCCACGGTTTGGTTTGATGCGCGGGAATGTATCAGGCCGCGTTTCCAATGCGCTGCTGATTGCAGTCGATGGGCGTGTTCAGCGTGAAGCAATGTTGCAGCAATTCGAAAACAGTTTCGGGGGCGGCCACTCTTAACGATGTAGCGCACATCGCAATCCTGTTCTCTCTAACCGTTGGCTCCCGTGTAGTAGGTATTGGTCAACGGCATGGGTAAAACGTGCCGCCTTAAATTAGCAGCGTTAAGGCAGGAAGCGCATTTTTCATTCTGGAGTGTTGGATATGGCCGGACGGCCCAGCAAGTACCAAGAAGGGTTTGCTGAGCAGGCAAGGAAGTTGTGCCTTCTCGGTGCGACAGATCAGGATTTAGCAGATTTTTTCGAGGTAAGTGAGCAGACAATAAATGCTTGGAAATCTGCGCATCCCGAATTTCTTGAGTCCATAAAAAAGGGGAAAGATTTAGCCGACGCTGAGGTGGCTGATCGCCTTTTCCAGCGCGCTCTTGGGTATTCTCATAAGGCGGTGAAGATCTTTAATGATCAAGGACGCCCTTTGGTTGTTGATTATGAAGAGCATTATCCCCCCGATACTGCAGCAGGTATCTTTTGGCTAAAAAACCGCCAGAAAGACAAATGGCGCGATAAGATTACTCAAGAGCATTCCGGACCAGACGGTGGCCCGATAGAAGTGAAGGGCGGCGGTGTTTCCGGCTTGCTCAACGCGGCATTGCAGGAAGATGGCTCTAACTCAGGCTGATATTGCTGATTACCGCAAGCTGCGCGGTATCTGGCGTAAAGATCCTGTTCTGTATGCCCGTCAGCGCTTGGGGCTTAATCCGACTACTCAACAGCGTCAGTTGCTGGAGGCTATTGCCCCGCCGGGTGCCAAGGTGTCGGTGCGGGCAGGTCATGGTGTCGGCAAGTCGGGTTCTACTTCTGCAGCGATCTGGTGGCATCTGGAGTGTTACGAATACTGTCGCATTCCATGCACGGCTCCGACTGCATCGCAGCTTTACAACGTTCTTTGGGCAGAGCTTTCCAAGTGGGGGCGTCGGTCTGAAGAGCGAGCGCGTGCAGATGGCCTGCCGGAAGAATTGTGGCTGGCAAACCTGTTTGACCGCAATCAGGACAGGATATCCGACAAAGGGCAGCCCGCTGAGTGGTATGCCGTTGCCCGCACAAGCCGCCGGGAATCTCCTGACGCATTGCAGGGCTTTCATGCTTCTGACGTGCAGATCACGGATGATAACAGGGCGGTAGAGCGTTCATCGTCTGGCGGCTCAATCATGTTCGTGATTGAAGAAGCGAGCGGCGTTCCCGACGAGATATTCGAGGTTGCGGAAGGCGCGCTTTCTTCTCACGGTGCGCGCCTGCTCATGGTTGGCAACCCAACGCGCAACACAGGCTTTTTTGCGCGCTCCCAGAAGCAGGACAGGGCGCTGTATACGGCGCTTCACTTTCGCTGTTCTGACAGCCCGTTGGTTGACCCCAGCTACCGCGCCAATTTGGTGCGCAAGTATGGGGAAGGGTCAAATGTTGTTCGCGTTCGTGCTGATGGGGATTTCCCTAAGCAGGACGACGACGTTCTGATTCCGTTGGAAACGGCAGAGGCTGCGCTTGCACGTGAACCAGCGAACGGAAAATACGAGCGCAGGCTGGGTGTGGACGTTGCCCGCTTTGGTGACGACAGAACAACATTTGTCCTACGCGAAGGTCCGCGTGTTGAGAAAATAGAAATTAGAGCCAAGCAGGATACGATGGCCACAGCCGGGATGGCGGCAGATTTCTTTCGCCGCTGGAAGGCTGACAGCGTTTACGTTGACGTTGTTGGTGTGGGCGCTGGCGTTGCTGATCGGTTGCGTGAACAGAAGCTGCCGGTCGTGGATGTGAACGTGGCCTGCCGTGCGCCTGATGAGGTCGTTGCGGAAGACGCCAAGCCCGCGAAACTGCGCGATTATCTCTGGCTGCAGGTGGCCGCTTGGCTGCGCACTGGTGATGCCTCCATTCAGGCAGACAGCAAAGACAATGCAGAAGATCTGGCCGCCGAGCTTTCAACGGTTCGGTACGGCCTAGACAGTTCCGGCAATCTGCTGGTGGAAAGCAAGGATGCCATGAAAAAGCGCGGCCTGCGTTCTCCTGATATTGCCGATGCTTTGGGGCTTACTTTTGCGCCAGGGCCGGTGGTCAAAGCTCCCGCCCGCTTCGTAACAAACAAACGGTTCTCACTGAGCAGATAATGGACTGGCAGGAATTACAGGAAACAATTCTGGTGCCGCAGCAGGTATCTGCACGCGCCCAGCGGTTGCTGCGTCTGTCTGCTGTGCGTGACGGCACGATGTATGACGCGCTGCCGTATCCGTTTTCGAAAGAGTGGAATAACGATGAGTATATCCCGCTCTCCCAGCGCAGGCCGTCTGTGCGTTCGCATCTATGCACAGTTGTGGTTGAGGATGCGGCCAGCCTGACATTCGGTGAAACGCATTGGCCAACACTGAAATGCGATAGCCCTGACACAGCAGAAGCACTTTCCAGCATTACACGAGAGTGCCAGTTGCCTGCGGTTCTAATGGAAGCCGTTCTCAAAGGCTCTATCGGTTCTGCCGCATTGCTGGTTGAGGCGGTTGACGGGGCTTTGTCGGTTTCTGTGCTGGATACGCCATATCTGGAGCCTGAATGGGACGCCAAGGGTGATCTGGCGCAGGTTGTCAGCCAGTATCTTATCAAGGGCCGTCAGGTGCGTGCTCTGGGGTATGCTATTCCAGAGGGAAGCGACGCTGTCGATTACTGGTATCGCCGTGAATGGACGCGAACTGAAAGCCGCGTTTACAAGCCATGGCTAGCAACCAGTGATGCTGACCCGGAAGTGGATACTGAGCGCAGCGGTCCGCCGCACGGCTTGGGCTTTGTGCCGATTGTGTGGGTGCGAAACCTAGCGCCGCCAGGGCAGGATCCAGATGGGCCATGCACTTTTGAGCGTGCGATTGATACGGTTATTGAGGGTGATTACCAGCTTTCGCAGGTTGGACGTGGTCTGAAATACTGCTCTGACCCTAAGCTGGTGATTACTGGTGTAGGTGGCGACCCTGCGGGTGGTGGTGATGCACCAGCCAGCGAAGGTGGCTCTGCAACGGCGATTGTTCTGCCCGAGAAAGCCAGCGCGAAAATGCTGGAGATCAACGGCAGTTCTGCTGGCACGGTGATGGAATACTGGCGCGAATTGCGTGCGCTGGTTCTGGAAATCCTGCACGGCAACAGGGCGCATGCTGATAAGATCAGTGCTGCGCAATCTGGCCGGGCTATGGAGATGATGTGTCAGTCACTCGTGTGGCTCGCGGACCGGATGCGTCTGTCTTATGGCGAAGGTGCTTTACTTTCGCTGTATCGGATGATCTGCGATTTCTCTCTGGCAATTGAGGGTGGTATTCAGGTTGATGGCGAGCGTGTCACGCTAGATGATGCTGGTCTGGCGTTGGAATGGCCGCCGTATTTTCCCGCAACTGATGGTGAGATTTTGCAGTTGTCACAGGCTCTTGTGACAGCGGTAAAGGGCGGTATCCTTTCGAACGAAAGCGCATGTTCGATATTCGCCGCCAAGACTGGTTGTGCTGACCCGGCCACTGAGTGGGTGCGGGTGCAGGCAGAACTTCAAGACCCAACAATACAAGCTGTTCGAAATGCAGACGCACCCGCGACCAAAGCGGTGCGCACGGCGGCAGGTGTTGGGAAAACAGAGACGCATCAGGTTACGGCCTGACGCTTCCGGCTGATGCCGGTTTTTTTTAATCAAAAAGTGAGGGACTGATGTCCGACAATGCAAACCCGGCTGATGCTGGGAACGGTGGTGCTGACCCTAACACGCCGCGTGAATTGGCGCGTGCGCGTGCTGACATTGTGACTTTGCGCAATGAACTTAAGGCCGCGCGGGAAGATGGGGATGCAGTGCGCGCTGAGCGTGATGCGGCCATTAAAGCCCGTGATGGTTTCAAAGGGCAGCTTGCGCAGCAGAAGTCCGACTTTGAAGGTAAGCTGGCTGAGGCACAGCAGGCCGTTGAAGCTTCGAAGACTGAGGCGCAAACGGCAGTCGCGCAGTCCAAGGCGCAAGCGGATCAGGCCGTCATTCGGGCAGAAGCCAAGGCGCTGGCAACCAAGCTGGGCGCTGTTTCTCCCGATGATGTGGTGCGGCTGATTGATCTTTCTGAGGTCAAGATGGGCGAGAATGGGCAGATCGAAGGGCTGGATGCTGTGATGGACGCAGCGAAAGAAAGCCGTGGCTATCTGTTCACTCAACTCGTTGAACCCGGCACCAAAACCGGCACCACCAAAACAGCGCCAGACCCTAAGCCGGGTAAGGCTGAACCGTTTAATGCGCGTAAGGCAACGCCAGAAGAAGTGGCAGCCAAAGCGCAGGCAGCAGGGCTTAACCCCAAACTTTTTACACCCTCCTAACCGACTGCTGATGCAGTCTCGCCCAGCGGCTGATGCTGCGGGCGCTGTAGCAATGACTCTGCAAACAGTGAGATAACGAAATGGCAATTGCCGATTTCCCCGCAGCACTACAACCCATTATCCAGCAGGGCTTTCTGGCCCGTGCGTTTGAAGCCAGCCTTGAATCCAAACTTGGCTTTCGTTCCGTTGCTGACCGCATGGAATTTCCGGCTCGTATCGGTCAGACCATTACGGACACCCGTCGTGGTTTGCTGGCTCCGGTTGAAACTCCGCTCAATCCCGCGGCCAACAGCAATTTCGATAACGGCATGTCTCCCACGGAATGGTCTGTGGAACAGTACACGCTGGAAATTGCGCAGTTCGGTAACACGATGGACCTCAATCAGGTCACGGAATGTGTTTATATCCTTCAATAATTATAACAAAATCAATAACTTAAAAAATGTCGTGAGATTTCTTGCCTATTCGCTCTGTTCGATAAGAACGATGAAAACCAAGGAGTTACGACAATGCACGGCATTTCCGTGCTGCATGCATGCGACAAATATCAGGCAAACTGCGACATGAAAAATAGTGTTACTTTCTCTGTCGAAATTCTAGCAGGGACGAGAGCGATTGCGGAGTTCCTCGGCACATCTCCTCGTCAAGTTGCCTATTGGAATGAGCAGGGGCGTATCCCATGCTTTCGTATTGGGAAGACTATTTGTGCGCGACCTGAAACGCTGCGCCAGTGGTTGAAAAACTGCGAAGCGGGGCAGTCATGACTACGGCAAATGGTTCTGTTGTGGTCTATGCCCAACAATTAGCGCGCTGCGGGGTACAGGTATTCCCCTGTGATGAGCAGAAGCGACCTACTTGCAAATGGACTAAATTGTCGAGCAAATGCCCGGAAACTGTTGCCATGCTCTGGCGCGCTCATCCAGGGGCTCTTATTGGAGCAGTTACAGGTTCTGTGTCTGGGTTTGATGCACTTGATCTGGACTGGGGAAAGGGTGGTGACGATTTTTACCAAGAACACTGCGCCCGACTGACCGGCACCCGGATTAATCGCACCCGTTCTGGGGGGCTTCATTTATTGTTCAGGCACCGAGAAGGCATGAGGAACAGTGCCGGCCGGATAGCGCCGGGCGTGGATGTTAGGGCTGATGGAGGATATATCATTTGGTGGCCTGCGGCTGGGCTAGAGATAGTTGAGCGTGCTCGCATCCAGCAATGGCCGGCATGGCTAGTAGAACTTGCAACACCTTCGCCACCTCCCAAACCTAAACTTGAAAGATTGCAACACGGCATAGAAAACGCAAATCGCTATGTCCAATCTGCTCTTCGTTCAGCTGCTCGGCAGGTTGCTACCGCAGGCAATGGGTTAAGAAATCAAACTCTTAATGCCGAAACCTTTGCATTAGGAAGGTTCATTGCCGAAGGTTATCTATCAGCCAATGAAATTGCAGTTGTCATGGCGGCTGCTGGGTTAGAAGCAGGCCTAAGTGCAACTGAAGTTGAAAAGACCATCGCATCTGCGTTGAGGGCAAGGATGGGTGGATGAATGAAATCGGAGAAATTGTCCACCAAAGCGTAATTGAAGCGCAGAATAAGCAGCATACGCCTGTTCTCCCTCTTGTAATAGATGATCAGAACTGGGACGAAAACGATATTCCCTCCCGCCCTTGGGTAGCTTCTGGGATCCTCCTGCGTGGTGCTGTCACTGTTGTGGTGGGTGCACCTGCTTCGGGGAAGTCAAGCCTAATGGTGGGATGGGCAGCGTCTCTTGCACTAGGAGAGAGCTATGGGCGATTGACCCCAGATAAGCGCATGAAGGTCATGACTTACAATGTTGAGGATGATCGTGACGAACAGCGTCGGCGGTTCTCTGCTGCTTTGCGGTTCATGGGTAAGTGCCCGGCAGATTTGAATGGGTATGTTGCCCGCGTAGGCACGGAGACTATCGGAACGTTGCTTGAGCAGGAGAAAGATAGCAAAGAGATGTTTGACACTCCGGCAATGAAACAAATGGAAGCTGAAATCCAAAAGCGCAGGCCCGATGTGTTGATGCTGGATCCGTTGGTTGAATTGCATGAAGCAGAAGAAAACGACAATACTGCAGTTCGCAAGGTAATGGCTCATTTCCGTGCCTTGGCTGTGCGGTATGATATGGCCGTCGTTCTCTTGCATCATACACGGAAAGGAGTAGCTGCCATTCCAGGAGATCCTGACGTGTCCCGAGGTGCATCTGCCGTTGTTGGTGCCGCCCGCGTAGTGTTGACGGTTAGTGTTATGTCAGAAGCAGAAGCACAAAACTTTGGGTTACCGGCTGACCATAGGCGGTTCTTCTCTCGCGTCGATGGGGCCAAGATCAATGCGGCTCCGATCGGCAAGGAAGAATGGTTTGAACGGCAGTCTTACGAACTAAATAATGGTGACCGAGTGGCAGTCATGAAGCCATGGATGCCTCCGCAGGATAGCGTCTCATTGGAGCAAATGAACCTTATTGAAGCAGGGGTCGCGAAAGGAAGTCCTGTAGGCCCTTGGAGCCCTAAATTGTCAAAAGATCAACGGTCTATCAGGAAGCTTTTGACTGACTGTGGCGTAAGCACGGCTGATGGGCAGAAGAAGGTTCTGAACGATCTACTCCACGAGGGATATGAGGTGGCGACATTTAGGCGTGATAACCGAGGTACTGCTCAGGGAATACGAACCCCCGATGGAAAGCCTTCCTGTGTAGTTTGGACTGATGGAGGAGGGGAGGAATGATCTGTGCAGGTTCCGTGCAAATCCGCGCGCGCATGGATCTCGGAACCCTATAGGGGAGATGATCCGTGCGTGCGGATCACTCACCCGTGCGGGTTCCGTGCAGTTCCGTGCAAAGTTTCCAGTGTTTAGGAATTCTGCATAGGTGAATTGGGCATGCGTTGCCAACTGCCAGCCCCGTTATAATCAAATCAGGCGCGAGGCTGTGCATAGCCCCGCTTGCCCCGCCCGTTGGCGTAGGAGCATTCTGGCTTCTGCGCGCAGCGCGTGCGTGAAACCCCAAGATCGGGGGAAATAGGAGTATTGAATGCCAGGAACCTCGAGCGGCTCAGGAGGAAAGCGTAAAGGCGCTGGCCGTAAATCAGGTGCTGAGTGGCAGAGCAAACGACCACAAAAAGTTATGGTTAAAGCGCGGCAGACATTGGTGCAGATTATGGAAGAAGGCCGAGATCCGCTTCTTTCGCTGCTGGAAATTGCTGACAGTCCAGAAACGCCCTTAGAATTGCGCGTGAAAGCTTATCAAGCAGCACTTCCATATTGTCGGCCAAGGCTTTCCATGCAGGTTACAGCGGATGCAACGCCAAAGGATGGTCAGCAGGAAGTCTCTGGTACACACATGGTAGAAAAGATCAGTCAGATGCTGGAAGCATTCAAACCGCAACAGAAGCCAGTAATTGATCTTGAGCCAGAAAATGAGACAAAAAAAACGATTGCAAATAGTGAGAAAAGTCCGTAGCAAAATCAGACAACCTTCGTCGTCTGGATTTGAACATGAACGGAAAATTTGTCGCCTACTACCGCGTAAGCACTGAAAAACAAGGAAAATCTGGTCTTGGAATAGAGGCACAGCAGCACACTGTCCGAAATTTCCTAAATGGCGGTGATTGGGAATTGCTGGCCGAATTCACTGAAATTGAAACTGGGAAGAATGATGCCCGTCCTCAATTAGAATTGGCCATGAAAGAATGTCGTCTGACAGGTGCAACGCTTGTCATAGCCAAAATCGACCGGCTTTCTCGTAACGCTGCATTCCTTATCGGCTTAAAAGACGCAGGCATCAATTTCGTCGCCGCAGATATGCCCGGCGCCAATCAGATGACTATAGGGATTATGGCGCTTGTGGCCCAACAAGAACGGGAAGCCATATCCCAGCGCACGAAAGAGGCGTTGGCTGCTGCCAAGGCACGTGGCGTTAAGCTAGGTGGTTATAGAGGCGGCCCAAAAGTGGATCAGAAAGCCGGCACAGCAGCTGTGAGACGGAAAAAAGAAGAGTTCCGGGCTTCTGTTCGCCCTCTGATCAAGGAATTGCGCGGCCAAGGAATGAGTTTGCAAACTATCGCGAACGAACTTGACCAGCGATCTGTCCGCACTCCCCGTGGAGGGAAGTGGACAGCCAAAGCGGTATCTGGAGTTTTGTCCAGCGAATAAAAGGAAACGATATGAAAAGATTGTTTATCACGACATCACAAAATCCAAGTGCTTATCCAGATGCACCAGGCGGCGTAAGTGGCGCGATGGCTGTGCCCGCTGCTCCCATCTGCGGGACAGCTACTATCACGGTACCTGATCAGCTACAGGATGCCGCAGTCATGGCAATCCGTAATGGTGGTAAAGGTAATCTGACACTATTTTACACCCCCGGAAATCCAGAAGCGCCGCAGCTTCAGCTATCTCCACCAGTAAATGGCTTTGAAACTGGCACAGGGAATAAGACAATTCCCCCTGGGCAGGTCGCCTACTTAACAGACCTGAAAGGCGGAGAAGGAATCACGTATGTTGGCGGCCCCTTCACCATATTGCCGGGCACTTTTTGTTATGCGGATTTACTAGATCCGCCTGAACGAACAGATGCAAAAGTTAGTTTTTAATCCCGCTTTACAGCGGGTTTTTTTATGTCCACGGAGGGACAATGTTTTCACGAGACACTCTTGAAACTATTGCTACAGCAGAGCCAATTGAGCCAGCCCGTAGCGCGGCATACATCGTGATTGGGTGCCAGAATAACAGCGCCCGGATATCTGGTATCCCTATCCCATATGGAGCTGCTTACGAAGTTTCCCCGTCATGTAATATTTTTAATAATCATTCTGATAAAGCAGGGCCCCGCAAATGACAAAAGAAAAGACCTCCAAAGATAAACTCCCTAAAATCGCTGGCTTTTCGTGGGAAGAAGGGCCTGCAAAGTATAAAATTGGAGGAAAAAAACCTTCTTGTATTACGGTTAAATTTGAAGAGGATAAAAAAGGAAGGGAGATCCAATTCCTTAAATCTATCCCGTTAAGTTTACGGGTGAGGGCCTTAGACATGTGGGGTAACATCCAGAATGACGATGTGAGCTTTGCAGTCATGATGGCGGTTTCAGTTGTTGACCTTGATGGCGAGCCTGAAATGACCCCAGAGAGCAAAAGTGAAATTTGCGATCTTTTGGATAAGATCGGGAATATAGGACAGCAAGCCTACATGCGAGCGCTTGTTGAAGATATAGCCGGAGGTCAAGCCAAGACGCAGGAGGCTCCAGAAGAAAAGCTGGGAAATTCCTAAGGGATCCTAACTTCCGGGCGTTGGTTTATCTCGCCCGGAATGGGATCCCCATCCATGTTCTTGATACATGGTCAGACGAGATGATTTCAGCTGCATGCATTATGAACAAAGAACTTGATTCATGTGGTGAAATCGAATGGAGTTTGGGAGAGGGGCGCTTTCATAGGCGCAATAGTGATGGCGGCTAATCCGCTTAGTGAACAAAGTTTTTTGTCTCAAATGGAAAAAATTCCAGAGGTGGTAGAACGAGCGCAACTGATTGCCTTGGAAAAAGCCGCCATATTGCTTGTTGCTGATTGCAAAGAAGAAGTAGGTACCTACCAAAGGGCAAATATGGGTCACCTTCCCCCTTGGGATGAACTGGCTATCAGTACCAAACAGGATAGGTTAGCCCGCGGGTTTTCCGAAAATGAACCGGGCTTGCGAACAGGTGAGATGCGAGCGCTTTATTCATCTTATATTGAAGATGGGTCAAAGGTGATTATTGGGAATCCCGATGTGGTGGCAAAATGGTTTGAAGAAGGAACGATGAAACAGCCTCCGCGTCCAGTTATCGCGACAGCGTTATTCCGCAAAGAACACAGTATTACAAAGAAAATTGCAAAAAAAATCACAGAAATAGCTGGCCTGAAAGAGTAACAATAATGACGACAAGCTATGCAGTCCAAGGCGAGTATAAACTTGTTTCAAATGCGCCGGCGTTACTGAAAGAGATCGCGCGTCAATTCCGCATGACATTAGATGCAGGGAATGATCTTAGGAGTCTTCTCGAGGCCTTAGGGCGTGCCAATCTTTCTCGCCTTGGCAGGCAGTTAAAAGAAATTGAAGGTATCAATCTGGGAGGAATTGATAGCCAGACAAGAACAATGTCGGCGTCTCTGGATAATATTACGTCTTCTGCGGGTTCTGCTCGTAAGGCTCTTGAGGAATTGCGGAAAGTACAGATTATAAATCCTAAGGTGTCGGTGCCGAGTGAGGTTCCTCTCCCTTCGCCCAAACCCCCTTTAACTCCCGAGCCTGAGGGAAGAAGGGTCCCTGGGAGGCCAGAGACCTCCTTTGGACATGCGGCTAATAAAGCCATGGCAGTTGGGTTTGATCTTCAGATGTATGGAGATATGGCGAAGACTGCTTTGAGGCCAGCTATGGATCTTCAGCAAATGCGGCAGCGCCTTATTGCTAATGATGGCGGAGATACTAAGGATGCTGACAAAGCGATTGTTTTGGCTCGGGACCTTCAAAAGAAAGTTGCCGGTTCAGATGTCATGGGGAACTTGGAAGTATACTCTGTTCTTAAACGGATAACTCAAAGTGCTTCTGAAGCTCGTACTTTGTTACCGACATTCCTACCAATTGGCATTGCCGCAGGGGCTTACCATCCTGAGTCTGGTAATTATGCAGCACAGCTTGAGTCCCTTATGCAGCTAGCCGAATTTCGTGGAGCTCTAGTTAAAACAGATAAAAAAACCGGCAAACAAGAAGTGGATGTGGAGGGCGCCCGGAATCTAGGTACTCTGTTATTAGCTGCTGAAGTTGCCACTTTGGGAAATGTTGATTTCAAGAAATATCTGCAATTTAGTCGTTCAGCGGGCGCAGCGGGTGCAACCCTTAAAGCTGAGGATTTGCCATGGTTTATTCCACTACTTCAGTCGATGGGGACCGCAAGGGCAGGAACCGGCCTTCAGGGGTTTTCTCAGCAATTTATGGCGGGGAGAATGTCAGAGGCAGGAGCAAATATGTTGATCGATATGGGAATCATCCATGGTGGTGGTGATGCTAAATCGAACAAATATTTGCGGAAAATGGGCATGGGCCAGTTCATGATGTTGGATGGGGCACTTGATCCAGACGACATGGCTAAGATTATTTTCTCGCCGCATGAATTTATTGAGAAAACGCTCAAACCTAAAATCGATAAATATATGGCTAAGGTGTATGGGAAAAAATTTACTGATGCTTCGCCGGAAATGAAATTAGCTATGGAAGCAAAAGGCCTTTCTCAGGTTGCTTCTCGCATTCCAGGAGGCGTGAGTATGATTGAGACTCTGCGAACTTACCTTCTTGCTGAGCGAGATTCTTCAGCTACTGGCAAGCTTTCTCATGCTGATATTGTTGGTATTATGAAGAATTCTCCGTCTGTTCAAATTGATGCGTTTACGGCTTCGATTAAAAACCTCACAACTGTCTTAGGAGATAAACCCTTCAAAGATGGTTTGGCCGCACTGGGACTTTTAACCAATACTCTGAATTTTACTGCTCGGCAGGCGGAAAAACACCCCAATGTTGTGCCCCCTCTAGCAACAGCCGGCGTAGATCTAGGCGTTACAGCCTTAGCTGTGGGGTTCTTCCATTGGGTAGGTGGCGCTCTTGAAAAATACCTTCCGAGTGGAATGTCGAAATTCGGCACAGTTACTAAAGGAGCGTCTAAAGGATTTATGCCGCTAGCTGCAGGCCTTGCTGCGTGGGATGTGCTCTCACCTTGGGCGAACAAACTCCAAGCTAGCTTAGAAAAAAACAATGAAACATTAAAAAGTATTGATGGGTTTTTAGGTAAATACTCAGGAGGGTTATTTGGAACTGCACCTATAAATGTAACTGTGAATCTAGACGGCAAGCAGATCGCCGGGCATGTGCAAAGTGTGGTTAGGAAGGATTATGACCGCGAAATGCGGGCAAGTAATGCTATGCCAGATCCACTTTCAACGCCACGGGTGCCGGGTGTTCCGGGCTGGTGATGATTGGCAGGGGTAAGCTTTTAATTAAGCCTATTCCTTGAGTAATAATCTTACTTATAAGAGAAAATCATGTGCACAAAATTAGAGCAGGCCGCTATCAAAGCGGGCCTGAACGATATGACTTTACTAAAAATTGCTGATGAAAATCTCTCTCCTGAACAAGCAGTTTCTTGTTTGCAGGACAGGTATCCAGATGCGTTTACATTCAACGCACGCATGGCATCCGAAGAAGAATGCAAAAAACAACTGAAGCGCATCAACGCTGATATCCAGAGCAATATGCGCGACAGCATTAATTCGCGGTCTTTGCAAAAATGGGCAAAAAAATGGGGTAGCAAAAAATGACGCAGCTAAATGCGAATCTCTCAATCGAAGATAGGGTAGCAATCGCCTACAAAGAGGCGCGCGCACGTGGACACGACCTCTTTCGTGTATTGGATCCACGTTTTAATCTTCTCCGGCAAAGGATGGGAATTTATTATCGTGAGCAGCATTCAGGGGATGCTGTTCGGGCAAAAATGGCTAAAGAGCAATATGATAAAGAAATGAAAGAAGCAGAAGTATTCTTTATTTCTGTACGAAATGCTCCTGAGAACGAATTAGCTGCAATCGTATTTGCGAATGCAACCTTTACGAATGCAAGCCCTGACCAACGGCAGCAATCTCATGAAAGTATTTCTGATCTAGTCGAAAGGCTGATGGCCAAGGGAATTTCGTTTGAAGTTATTCACCCTGGAAATCTTATTCTGTTTCCAGCAGCCAAACTGACAGAACAAGACAGGCGAGTAGTGATGCCTCGCAAAAAAGAAATCATGGCAGAGATTGAACGCCGGAGAGACGCTTGGACGATCTGAAAATATCTTTAGCTTCACGGGTGGCAGATCTGCCACCTGATGAACGCCGTGCTGTTCTCAGTTCACTTTCATCCGAAGAACTGGCTGCGCTTCATTACGTCTGGTCTTTCTGGGCTCGTCCAGACCAGTTGCCACCGGCAGGTGACTGGTTTGTCTGGCTCTTGCTCGGCGGACGAGGCAGCGGGAAAACGAGAACCGCTGCTGAATGGGTTCGTGGTGAGATTGAAAGCGGGCGCCGGAAGGAAATGGCAATCGTTGGCCCCACGGCCAATGCCCTTCGCCGTGTTCAAATTGAAGGCCCTAGTGGAATGCTGGCGATATCTCCGCCTGAGTTCAGGCCTACTTATGAGCCGTCCACAGGGAAATTGTTGTATCCAAACGGAGCCCTTTGCCATCTATGTTCAGCAGAAGAACCGGAACGATTACGCGGCCTGAATCTTGATGGCGCATGGTGCGACGAAATCGTAACGTGGGGAAAATGTGAGTACGCTTGGGACGTGCTCAGTATGGCAATCCGCGTAGATGGTCCTCTGGGAGATGCACCGAGAATTGTGTGCTCCACTACGCCAAAGCCGATTCCTCTTATTCGTTCTCTGGCCAAGAGTGATTTGACGGTCGTGACACGTTCACGGACGCAGGATAATGCAGCGAATTTGAGCCGTACAGCTCTAGCCCAGCTTATGGAAAAATACGGCGGCACAACGTTGGGCAGGCAAGAACTTGATGGTGAATTACTGGATGATGGAAGCGGAACTCTCTGGACTCGTGAAATGCTGGATGCGCTTCGTGTTGAACCATCATCAGACCGGATATTCAGGCGAATCGTTATTGCTATAGATCCAGCAGGATCATCTCATGAAAGGTCTGATGAAACTGGCATTATCGTCTGCGCCTACGGTACCGATAACAAAGGATACATTCTGGAGGATTTGTCTGGCCGTTACAGCCCTGGCGGGTGGGCTCGCCAAGCAGTTCGGGCATATAAACACTGGAACGCTGATAAAATTGTGGCTGAAAACAATTTCGGCGGCGAGATGGTTACAGCAACAATTCACAGTGAAGACGGCACTGTACCTGTAAAAGTCGTGCATGCCAGTCGGGGGAAGCTCGTTAGGGCAGAACCTATTATGGCACTATACGAGCAGGAAAAAGTGCATCATGTCGGCGCTTTTCCCACCCTTGAAGATCAAATGGTGGAATGGGTGCCTGGATCAGGAAATTCCCCAGACAGAATGGACGCTTTGGTTTGGGGGCTCACGGAACTTATGGTTGAAAGCCGGCCTGTGCCTGCTCGCTGGGTTTCAAGCAAACGCTTTAGCCTCGCTCGGTAAATTGGGGTTATGTGACGAGATAGGTAATCTCGTCACATATTTATGTTTTCACGCTAGAATGGATGCAATAGCGCAATTTAGGCTGTCTGGGGTAATCTCTACAGTGTTGTGATTGTCCTGAAAAAAAGCATAGCCGCCATCAGAAGGAACAAGCTTTCCGTTTAGGAGCCACGAATTGTTTTTGAAAAGAAATTTCACTTTTCGCGGGTTTCTCGTGAACGGTTGGTGGCGTAGTGTTGCAGAGAGTCTGTATGAGGCAGCACCGTGCTCATTATCCAACACCAGAATAAGTTCTTCCTTTGGGAAATTAATTATTAACGAAGGCATCGCAGTATGTTCTGTGCCATCCATTTTATAAATTGAAGTAGAGAAATCTATTTTTACGTGCCCTTCTCTAATATATTCAGTTAAAAATGATTCAATTTTTTTTATTAAGAAATCCATTTGAGAACGGATTGCCTGTTCTCTTTCCGGTCTACTATTTTCAAACGCCTCTTCTGCGTCCTTTTGTGTGGCTTGGGCGTTTATTTTCTGACGTAAGTTCATAAAAGTGCATCCTAAATTTTTGTGTCTATATCAATTGAGATTAAAAACGGTTTTAAAATTATAACCATAGATAAATTCTGAATATATCTTATTAAAAACAAGTATTATTTTTTATACTTCAATAGTAATCCAACTCCCTTGTCATTTTTAGTAATGAATTCAATACCCGCGGCTTCTAAGGCGGAGCGAATGGCGCCAAGGGTGCGGGGGTGAGGTGATCGCTTTCCAGATTCAAAGTCAGATAATGTAGCAACGGCTACTTCTGATGCCTCTGCCAATTCATTGCGTGTCATACGCAGCATTGCTCGGGCTCCGAGGCATTGCTCAGATGTTATGTCTGACATTAGTTCTCACACTTGACTTTATACAATGTCAGTCTTTATAACTGACTTTGGTTGGAAAGCCAAACGGTCTGCTTTGGAAGGTGAGATTTCCAGAGCAGACCTGACCACAAACTTGAGGACACAAGCTAATGGCTAAACACGCCCATAGCGTACGGGTTCGCGCCTGTACATTCATTTTTTCCCCTGTGTGGGGAAATTTACCACCTTTGATTTTCCCAGTTCTTGCTGTGCTAGCCCTGATATGGGCAGCAATGCCTGATCCTGTCGTAACTGGCCACGCAGCCCAGAAGCTGGAGGCTGTACGATGAGCAAGATGCCAACGGATAATTCTCTCAATCATAAAGCTCATAGCGTCATGTGTGAGCTGGCGGGCCTGTCTGACGTGTTGGATGGCTTACAAGCTTGCGGAGAGCGTCCGCCATTAGAATGGCTGCACAAATGGGTGGAGCGTCTGCACCACGAACTTGATGGCGCCATTCTGGAAGACCTTAAGGCGCGAGGTGCCCGATAATGAGCAACACACCTACAGCCATGACAGAGGCCGAACGCGATCATCTTGCCAACTATAAGAAACCGCACCTTTTGCTTCATAAGGCCGAGCAAATTGCACGCGCTATCCATGACTTGAGCCATCCAGAAAATGAAGTGGTCTTTCCCGAAGTCCGGCACTGGCTGGCAGATGAACTCTGCTCAACGCTAAGTCGTCTGCAGGAAGTTACTGGCGGCGAGACGTGGAGGCCGCAGAAATGAGCAACCAGATGTCTCTCACAGGTTTCGAACAGGAAACCTTCAAAAACATGCGTATCCAAAGCTGCATTTTGCGTGACGCACGGATGATGGCCGCCATTATAGTGGAAGTGACAGCCGGATGGAGCTGTGATGAATGCGACATCACCGAACCCGAAGCGCTCCATTGGTTGAGCCACCGGTTGCAGGATCATCTGGATCTGCTGGCAGCGCATACAGGCGTGAAAGATGCGCCAGGCTGGATGTTGCCGGAGGAAGTGGCATGACCACTCCAATACAAGCCGCCACGGTCGCCGCCATCAATTCTGATCGCCGTAGCTGGAAAGCTCATAATTTCAAGGAAGGAGAAACGGAAAGCCGTCGCTTCGTGAAGGCCTGTCGCGCTGTTGCGAACACCAAAGCCCGGAACATCAAGGATATGCAATGTAAGGCCCGTCTGGTTCTTCTTGTGTCCGAAGATGACAGAAGTATGGAAGCCAGTCTGGCGAGGGATGTTCTGGCACTTACAGGGGTAAAGGCATGAGCCAGAAACACACTTCTGCACCACAACGGCGCAAAAGCCCCGTGGCAACACCCGACCGACTGAGCGTCATTCAGGACGCAACCAGCGAATTGTCCTGCATCGGGATATGCCTTCAGGCCATGAGCAATGGCATGCTTACTGGTTCGGAAGAAAGCGGCCCCAACATGAGTGCTGTGGGCATGGCTCTGGAATGGCTATCCGGTGAAATGGAACGCCGATGTGCGTCGATAGATGAGGAACTGTCTAACGCAGTTCCTCAGGGGCAGCATTCAATGAATAGGATAGGATAAAAGTTGTGGCACGAGCATCAGTTAGAAAGCGTAATTGGGTTACGGGCGGAAAAAATCGTAGTGCATGGGTAGTGGATTATACCGATGAGATGGGGAATAGAACGCAAAAATCGTTCAAACTCAAGAAGGAAGCTGATCTCTTTCGATCGTCTATTGTGGTCGATGTTTTAGAGGGGCGGCATGTTTCAGATAAGAAAAGTGCCACTATGGAGCGAGTTGCTCAAGAATTCATAGACGATGCAATTCTTCGCTCACAGGCAGGGCACGGTGTTGGCGAACTGTATAGACGTGGACGTGAGGGGTATATTCGTAATCATATACTCCCCGTAGTCGGCGATATTTTGCAAAAAGATCTAGGTTTTAACGAAGGTGATGCCATTGCAAGAAAAATGGCAAAAGCTGGATATAAAAAAGTTACGATACGCGAAGTCTTAAATACGGCTAGGCAAGTTTGCGAGTTCGGTATCAAACGAGGTTATGCCAAAGGGCAGCCCTTCGATGCAGTGCTGAAAGATTGGCGTGGCGGTGAATCTGACAAGATCGCGACTTTTTCTATTGAACAAATACAACAGCTTATAAAGACAGTAGATATACGGCAGCCAAATGTGTCTATTCGTTCATGGCTGAAATTACGGATTTTTGTGCATTCCGCTGTGTTTTGTGGACTCAGATTTGGTGAGATATCAGGGATTACTGTTCAAAATGTTGATTTACAGAATGGAATTTTACGCATCAGAAACTCTCTTACTTCGCTGAATGAACTAAAGGGCCCCAAAACTCGCGCCGGATTTAGAGATGTGCCAATGCCACAACATGTACGCGCGTTATTTACTGATTGGTTAGATCATCACCTAATCCCAGATAATCGAAATTTGCTGTTCTGCAAGACGCAACGTTCCAAAATGCATGACAAAACAGGAAGCAAAGGGATCACACGTGCTGACATGCATGAAGTATGGCGTAATCTTTTAATCAGGGCTGGATTAGAGACCGAGAAAAAAGGACCTAGTTATCATTTCCATGCCCTAAGGCATTTTGCTGCCAGTGCTATGGTTGGTGGAGGAATGCCAGTTACAGATGTAGCTAAATTACTAGGGCATGCATCTTTTGATATGACCCTTCAGCGTTATGCTCACCCACTACTTACGGAGCACAAGCAACAAGCGGAAATACAAAAGATTGCATCATTGATGCTGCCGGAGACTGACTGAGTGCAACAAATCCGCGACATTTATACATAAGTTATTGATTTATATAGGATACAACACCCTCACGGAAGGTGTCGGAATTGCGAACCAGTTTGTCGAAAATGCACAGGTTCTGGGTATTAACGCCCGTCAGTCTCTTGACCGTTTGGCGCGTAATTCCTTGTTCGGTGGCGCTATTGGTGGTGTTGGTGGGTATCTGGGCGGGAACACCCGCGTAACCACAGCACTGGCAGCCGCAGGCACAACCGTTCAGGTTGATGATATCCGTGGTTTCCAGCGCGTCATGAATAGCATGGGGCAGGTTATCCCGGTTTCTGCAACCAGTGGCATGACTGTTACCGTTGGTTCCGGCTCTTATACGCTGGTTAATGTTGCTGCGGATGCGACAAACGTCAGCAATGCACCGGGCGGTATTTCTGGCACGCTGACGTTCTCTGAGAATGTTGCGACAACTGATGCGGCATTGAATGCCGCGGTGGTTGCCGCAACTGCACCTCTGGTTCTGCGCCCGAATGGTCGTGCCACAACAGCAGGACTTCTGGCATCGGGCTCCAAAGACGCCAATGGCAATGTGGTGACAGGTGATTACCTGACCATCGACACCATGCTGGGGGCAGTTGCTGCGTTGCGCAACAACAACGTTCCGACGATTGGTGGTTGCTTCAACTGCTTTCTCGACAACTCCCAGCTTCTCGGCCTATTCCGCGATCCTGATTTCAAGCTGCTGTATCGCGGTCAGTATGGGTCTGATGAATACCGGACAGGTCAGGTGTTCGAACTGCTGGGCATCCGGTTTATCCCGACCACGGAAGCCCCGCAGCAGGCGTCTCTGGGGCAGGGCCAGATTCATCGTGCCATCATCTGTGGTGCGGGTGCGCTGATCGAGGGCGACTATGCCAACATGGCGCAGGCATATGCCGATCTTCCGGGTGAGGTGGAGCATATTGATGATGTGCTGATGGTTACCCGTCCGCCGCTGGATCGTCTGGGGCAGATCATTGCGCAGTCTTGGTCTTGGATTGGTGGCTTTGCTCTGCCAACTGACCTGACGGCCAATACAACGATCATTCCCACGGCGACCAACAGCTACCTTAAGCGTGGCGTGGTGATTGAAAGCCTTGGCGCAACATCTCTGGGCGCTACAGCCTGATGAGCCAAGCGCGGCGCGGGGCGGCTAAACCAGCCGTTCCTCCTGCGCAGGACGAGAAAAAACCCGCTCCTGTGCAGGCAGTGCGGCTTCTGCGGCCTTTTGGCTTCATTGAGGAAGAATTCAATCGTGGCCGGTTCGAATGGAGCGCAGGGGAGGTTGTGACTAACCCTGCAGAAATAGAACTGCTGCGTTCTCGTGGAGCGCCGCTGGAGACAGCATAATGGCAGATGCAACCGACCCTTTGACGGATGATGAACTTGTAACGGTACGCCGCTTCATGGGCTATCCCGCAATGGGCGGCATTAACAGCAGCCAGCAGTCTTGGCGCTTCTTTCGGGTATATGGCTTCAATGAATGGCGTCTGCGTAACCTTGCTGATGCCGAAGTCGCACAAGTGCGACAATATGTGAAAGACATTGCCAGTTTGGAAACGGCCATTCTGACTGCCAGCGACAATCTGGATACGGATCAGGCTGCTGTGTGGACGCACAACAAGAACGAAGTGCAGGACAGGATGGGCCTGTTTAATCGGTGGCGGCGGCAATTGTGCCAGTTTCTTGGTGTGCCGCCGGGCCCCGGCCTGCGTTCTGCAAATCGCGTGGTGATCTGAGGGAATATGACAATCAACAAAGTTCCGCCCCAGAGATGGGCACGGGTAGAAAATGGCGTTGTGGTGGACATCCGCTCTGTTGAAGCGGGGCAGCCTGCGCCTTGGAGCGAAGGCCGTGCCATTCGCGTGGCTGGCGTGCCCTGTGAAATTGGATTCATTGCGGACCATCATGGGAATGTGGCTCCACGGAACGGGCGGCCTGAGTTGATGGAGGGTGAGGCGGCATACTGCGCTCCTTGTGGCGTTCCTGCGCCTCCATCGGGTGTGCTGTCTGTCGCTCTAGCAGCGGCGAATGTTCATCCGTCCGAGGATGAAGAACGGCAGGAAGCTGAGCACGCAAAGCAGGAGGCAGGTAATGGCCAAGCTGACAACAGCACGCCGCAACCGGCTGCCTAAAAGTGCATTCGCTTTGCCCGGTTCTCGGCGTTATCCGATTGATACGAAAGCGCGTGCGGCCAACGCCAAAGCAAGAGCTACGCAGGAAGTGAAAAAGGGCAACCTTTCGGCCTCCACTGCAGCCAAGATCAAAGCGGCAGCCAACAAGGTTATTCGGAAGAAGAAGTGATGGCAAAAGCCCCAAAACGTCCGACCAGTATGAATGCGTATCTGCGCTCAATGCAGGATAGGAAAGAAGACCGGTTCATGTCCAACCTGACGGGAATGACGATGCGGGAATTCAAGAAAACACCGCAGGCGCGTTCTATTGATCGTGATGTTGTAGCGCTGAACCAGCAGCGTACGAAACGCAAGTAATGGATCAGGCACGTCTACAGGCCAAAGTTGCCAAGGGATATGGCAAAGCAGCACAGCGTGTTGGTGCGTTAACCACGCAATATCGGCCTACAAGCCTGACTGATCCCATGGGTGAGGCACATACAACGCTGTTTGCTGATTTTGCCTCTGATGCAGCGTTCTCATTCAGGAAGCCGCCGCTGTGGGATAAGCCTACGGTTTTCGGGTTGTTTGATACGACTGATGTGCAGGCAGGTGATATTCTTGTTGCACCTATGGGCACGTATTTCGTGGCACGGTTTGAGCCATTTTGTCCGGCTGTGTGCGTTCTGACAAACCGCACTGTCAGTTTTGCAGCTACGGACCAGAGCGGATCAGGCGCGACTGGCGGTAGTTCTGGCGATGCCTGTAATCTTGCCGGTTATCAGGATGGATATAACGGTCAATCTACTGACGGTTCCGGATCTGTTGAGGCATCGGGTTGGCCAGTAAGCATTATCCTGAAAAATAAGGGTGAGCGTGTTTCCAGCGGGCTACCTGGTAATTTGCGTTCCGGCCAGTTTGAGATGCTCGCACCTGTTGTCCCCGGTTTCACGCCGCGTCCTTACATGACGGTTACTGATGATATGGGCACGGAATATACGGTTGATGCTGTGGAGCCTTCGCAATATGGCAACCGGCTCATGATTTCGGTGAACCAGATTTAATGGCTGATGTTGGCACCATTTCTAAGGCTCTGGCCTACACCATAGCGCAGATACTGTATCCCAACGGTATTGGTGCCGGTGTTTCGCCGTTGACTGGCAGGCGTACGATTGTGCGGCGTGGATGGCTGAACAATGCTGATTACACAGGCGCATGCAGTATCAAGAATGGCATCGACTATGTGGGGGTGACGGCTTATTCAACGGCTTACCGCCAGATTGCCGAGCCTCTTGGCTGGCCATGGCGCGAAGGTGCAATCAGCCCTTGCACCGTTACGCTCACAGCCTCTGGCAATCAGGCCACTGTCAGTATTGCAGACGGGGCTACGCCCAGTGGCGTTGTAGGGTTGCGCGTCATTCCAGATCGAAGCGGCCTGATACCCGACAAAACAAGCGTGGCATATGCGGTGCAATCAGATGATACCCCGGAGCTTATCGCGCAATCGCTGGCAGGCCTGATTGATGGAGCCTACACCAGCGGAGCCACGGTGATTGTGCCGAATGCGGCTCTGGTGGAAGCGGCTACCGCAGGATATGGACAGATCACGCGCGTAACACGCAGGCAGGAGCAGCTTTTCACTGTCTCCATTTTCACAAATGGCGGGAATGCGCGTGATAATTTAGGGAGCGCATTGGACGCGGCGCTTTCTGCGCAGTCATGGTTACCCACACTGGATGGGCAAAATGCCCTGATGCTGTTTGCCGGGGCTAGCGATGTAGACGCCATGCAGACCAGCGGCGTTTATCGGCGTGACTTCCGTTTTAAGATCACGTTCGACACACTCAATACCCAGACAGCAGCGCAGATGATGTTTGGTGTTGGGCTTGCCCATACAATCACCCATGTTGGCGTGGCGCTTCATACGTTTGGCGATGTGCCAGGTAATGTCGGAGCAATCAGCACTGACGATATGGCAACGTTCTACAAAGATGCCGCCGGGAACCTCGTGTTTGCGGTTGAGCAGCCCTACGCGGGCCTCATGCTTAATCAGGCTGGCGATGTTGTCCTACAGGACGCGGCCACCAATCTTGCCGGACAACCGGCTTAAATCAGCGAGACAATATGACGGATACACAGGGAAGCGCACCCGCTCAGGCGAGTGCGAAAGCTGCCGTTGCGCTTACCGCACAGGCACAGGGAAGCGTGCTCTATCGCGTGACGCAGCCCGGATATGGCTATGCGGTAGGTGCGACCATTTCAGACCCCGATGAAATCAAGAAGCACGGCGCAGACATTCGGCGCTTTGCTGTGCCCGTTGGAGGCGTGTGATGGCGAAAATTTACCAACAGGGAGCGCTGAATACCACGTCCCTTACCGTTCCGAATGTGTATGTGCAGATCCAAGCGCCTGTAACGCTTCTGAATGGCGTTTCATCCAGCCGCATTGGTGTTGTTGGCACATCCTCATGGGGGCCGGTTAATACGCCAGTCGTGGTTGGCGGCATGCCTGATTATCTGCTCGTGTTTGGTGCTAAGCAGGCGCTGGCGACAGATATGGGCGTAAACGTCAATATCTGCGTGTATCAGGGTGCTTCTGACTTCCGTTGTGTGCGTGTGACCGATGGGACAGATAAGGCTGCCACCGGCACGATTTCAGGCGCTACGATCACGGCAGTCTATACCGGCACAGCAGGGAACGCGATTACTGCCACGCTGTCTCAGGGCACGCTTAACGCGGCTATGTGGACATTGACTGTGACGCATAGCGTGTTGGGAACGGGCACGTATCAGGGCACGACATGGGCCGATATTGTTGCTGCGGTCAATGCCGATGCATCGGCTCTGGTTGTCGTTACAGGCGGCACGACCCTTGCTGCTGGCAATGTCACGCTGGCGGGCGGTGCAGACGGCGGCACTCCTGCAGAAACAGCCTTCATCGGCACAGACGGCACATCCCGCACGGGCATGTATGCGCTGCGTAATCAGGGTTGCGCCATTGGGTTGCTGTGCGGGTTGTCCGATACAACCTCGTTCTCTGCCCAGATTGATTTCGGGCTGGGTGAGGGGCTGTATATGATTGCAGCCTTACCATCTGGCACGAGTGTTTCTGCCGCCACTTCTGCGCTTTCCGGAGCGGGTGCCGACAGTTACGCCATGAAGGTGATGCATGGTGACTGGATCTGGTGGGATGATGATACCAACGGCAATATGCTGGTATCTCCCGCTGCATTTGCAGCAGGGCTGCTGGCAGCTCTTTCTCCCGAACAGTCAACGCTGAACAAGCAGCTTTACGGGATCATCGGTAGCCAGAAGGCAGGTTTGACAAGTTCTGGCACGCTGCTTTCGTATTCTGATGCAGAGTTGTCAGCCTTGTTTGAAGCCGGGATTGATGTGATCTGTTATCCAGCACCAGGCGGGAACTATTGGGCTGTGCGTGGTGGCATCAATTGCTCCACATCCGCAGCAGTAAATGGCGATAATTACACACGCCTGACGAACTATCTGGCAGAGACATTTGCCACAGGGATGGGTTCCTATATCGGCCAGACGATTAATGCCGATCTGTTCACCAACATTGAAGCTACGCTGCTGGGTTTCCTAGCCAATATGCTGACGGAAGGTGTTCTTGGCAGCACGGACGGTAGCACTCCGTATTCGGTCGTGTGCGACACCAGCAACAACCCGGATAGTCGTACAGCCCTTGGTTATGTGCAGGCCGATGTGAAGGTCAAATACATGGGCATCCTGCGCTACTTCATCGTCAACTTGCAGGGCGGTCAGGGTGTGACTGTCACTGTGGCTTCTGGGGGCTAAGAAATGGCTACCAACCCATACAGCATTGGCCGGAACTGTCGGCTTACCCTCCTTTGGGCAGGCACCCGCATTGATCTGCGGGACGTGACCGGTTTTACCGCCAATCAGGAAACTACAACACAGCGTGCAGATCCGCTCAACAGCACGCCGATTGAATTTGCAACACCGAATGGTTGGCGCGGAAGCTTTACGATTGCCCGTGCTAATCGCGCTGTTGATGATTTGATTGCGGCCATTGAAGAAGGATTCTGGTCTGCTGGTACGATCAATTCCGGCACCATTTACCAGTATATCAGCGAGCCAGACGGCAGCACGTCCAAATGGCAGTTCAGCCAGGTAGGGCTTTCGCTTTCAGCGGGCGGCACATGGCAAAAAGAGGGGATTGTTTACCAGACCCTCAGCTTCTTCTCTCCAATTCGGACTAAAATTTCATGAGCATTCCAGCAGAAGTTAAAACGGCAGCAGGTAAAACTCTTTCCCTGAAAGAAATTGATCCGGGCAGTATGCTGGATCTGATTGAGGCTGCAGGCTCTGCCATGAGTTCACAGTCTGCCGGTGCGTGGCTGGGGTATGCGCAGATGGTCTGCTCTGTGACGGCTATTGATGGTGTGCCTGTGCAGATGCCGATCACGAAAGACGAAGTGAAGGAACTGGCCAACGATATCGGCAATGATGGCGTAGCTGCGCTTATGCCGATTTTTTACGGCAAGAAAGATGCCAGTTCAGCCGATGAAAAGGCCGCAGTAAAAAACTGAGCGAGCACCCCATTTTTAGGGAAATGCTGTTTCTCGTTCAGAATGGGGTGCCGTGGGAAGTTTGCGGGAAATGGAGCGATAAGCGCAGGTTGGCCGCCTGCGTAGCTCTACGCGAGATGCGTGGAGAAACGTTCGATTGGGATGCCATGATGTTCATTGAGGTGCCAGATGGCGCGGCAGTTTAAGACCATTGAGGGGTTCATAAGCCATCTGGCGGCAAGGGGGCTTGCGGTTGATGTGGCCGTTCATCGTGGCGTGGAAGAAGGCGCCACCCTTATTGAACGCGACACGAAAGAGCAGATCGGACATTACTTGGATGGGCCTGAACCCGGCCTTCCAACTGCTCCACTGGCAGACAGCACCATAGATGAGCGTATCAGGTTGGGATTTACGCCGGATGATCCGGGGTTGCGAACCGGCGATATGCGTGAGAGCTACGGCGTGCGTATATCCGAGGCCGGGTCTGTGGTGCATGCTTCCATCGGTTCTGACGATATCAAGGCCGTAGTGTTTGAACTCGGCCGCATGGAGCAGAAAAACTATCAGCCGCCACGCCCAGAGCTTTCCGTTGCGGCCTTTAGGAATGAGCACAAGATCGTACGGCGTATTGGTGCGCTTGCTGTTCGTGCGATGTGTGGGCTACCTCTCCCCAACCAGAGGGAAGGGGATGAGTGAGTCGGTTTAATGCGGGGTGAAGATGTCCGAAGAAAAGCAGGGTTACATTCGCGTGGCGCTGTGCAGGGAGGCGGAATTAGCTTCCTTGCGCAGTTTGGTACTATAGAAAGTATCATTTATATATAATGGTATTTCACAATTTTGACTAAAAAACACACATGTTCGTACAGTGCTAATCTCGAAAGTCTTCTGCGTCATGCCCATTGAGTCTTGGCTTAACTTTATCCAGAAGTTCTATGAATTGATCATACTCTCCATCGGGAGTAATAGCCATAAGCGCAACTACTGACCCTATATGAGAGTTTAACGCATTAATCCCTATATCGTTTGTCAGCCGTTGATGGTGCGTGCTTTTCCTTGTCCCTTTATCGGGGTCAACAGGATTTACGCGCTGCAGCTCTTCAAGAATATTTGGCGCCAACCTTTTGTAGACTATATCATTTGTCAGATGTCCAAAATAAGCGGGGCGCCTTTGCCCTTGCTCAACGGAATATGGGATTCCGCGCAATCTAAATAAGTTTTCGTAAAATTCAGGAGGGAATCTACGAATCCATCTTTGAATTTCTTTATTAACGAAAGCTTCGAATATTTTTGCAAGAGCATCGCGCGGGCGATCGCGTTGATAACCTGTGACTTCATCAACTAATGCAACGATACCAGTCGTTGCCAAGCCGCGCATTATAATATCAGCTTGAGCGATTATACGCGCATATCTATCTGATAGTCCGGCATCTCTTGCTTTTAAAATAGCTTCACAGAGATGCACGAGCATTTCCGCCGGGAAGCCATAAGCAATCGCACCTGATGTAGTTCTGAACCGGATAGGATCATTAGTGCTGTTGGCCAGATCTTCGGATACGTAAGGTGCAAACGCCTGACCATCAAAGAATCTTGCAAGGCGAGTTCTACCTTCAGATCCCCCTTTGTTTGGTAGAGACATAGCGCTAAGCACGCCCCCTTGTGTCAGGACGCGTGTACCATCCTCAAGGACATAACACGGTATTTCCAGATTCCCTATTTTAAGTGGATGGTCTGCCGTACCATGCGTTGCTTTTATAAGGGGTTTTGATCTCATTTTTGCTGATGCAAGGCCAGCCTTTTGGGCGATTTGTTTCCGTTGCAATGGGGTGAGAGCTTTCTTTCTCGCCAATCCCCCAGCTCTTTTAGACTCCGACATGCAAGTTCCTTTCTGAATCGAACTTGCAAAGTTAAGCAAGTTAAAATGTAGAGTCAACATGCATTTTGAATAAGTGGGAGATTAGAGGCAAATGTCACCATTCCCCAGATACGCCCACCTATGCTCTCCAGTAGGAAAGAATTATGACTGTTGAAGCCTATAAAATCGGCGTCTCGCTAGTCGCTGATGCCACGCAGGTTGTTGGCCCTGTTGGCGAAATGATCCGCGCGCTGGAGCGTCTGGCGACCGCCCAGAAAGATGCCCAGATGGGCTTCAACAACATGGTTTCGTCTCTGGGCGGCGCGCGGCGACTAACCGCTGGTATGGCCTCTGATATGGAGCGTGCAGCACGGGCAGCGCGCACGATTGCTGCGGCTTCCACTAAGTTTCGTGCGCCTGTTGCTCCGCAATCTGGCGAGGGCGCTGGAGGCTTTGCGCCCTTCGTATCCCCTGTGCCGACTGGTCGCGCGCGTGCGACATCTCCCGTTCCGCCATCAGCCACTCCCATTACAGATGCCGGGGGCTCTTACGTTTCTCCGTATTCTGCTGCGGCTATGAATGTGCCGGGCGCTCCGGTTCCGCTATTACCACCTCCACAGACCGGAACTGCGCTTATTCCGCTGCCGGGGCAGGGCGATAGTATGGGGAATACCCCTAACTTTCGTCGCGTTGAAAATCCTGCTGATTATCGGCCAAACTGGACGCAGAGTGAGCCTGTCCCGGGCACCGCGCTTATCCCGTATCCGGGAAACTTGCGTATGGATGGCAAGTGGATGGGCGGGAACCAGACCTACGGGCCGTGGAAGCCGATTTCTAACGCGCCTTCTGGCTCACCTGCCGCAAACATGGCCGAGCGTGGCGCAACCATAGCAGCCGCAGCACGTCTGCCGCATTGGGTGGGTCCTCTAGCAGCTTACGAGGGCGTTCACAGTGTAGCGCACTTTGCCGCCAGTGGGTTTGATCAGGCCGCCGGGTATGACCAGACATTCCGGGGGATGAGTGGTGACCCTGTGGCAGCGCAGAATATGGGGGCCATTCAGGCAATCGCGCAGCAATCCATGAAGGATAACCCGTTTCTTGCGCCTAATGATGCTGCCCGGATTGCACAGGAAGCGTACGAATTGTCTGGGGGCGAAATGGGAGAGTCGCCACACATTGCCAGCCTTCTAAACCGGGTTGATAAATCTTTTCTTTTGTTGGGTAAGAGCCCGGAAGACGCCATGCGGGAAAGCATTGCGTTTATTCGAGCTCAAGATATCGCCAACAGATTTTACGATAAGAAGACGGGTCAGTTTTCGCTCGATCGCGCAGAAAAAAGTACGAATACAGCGTTGGCTATGGTTATTGCCAATCGTCAGTTCATGCGCGGGCAGAACTTTCTGACATTCGCTAAGTCAGCCGGTGCGGCAGGAATGCGTATGTCTGATGAAGGGATGCTGAATATGGCGCACTTTATCGACGTGAACCCAGCGAACGCTTCTACAGCCGTTAAATCTTTTGAAGATTTATTTCTCGGCAACCATACCCGCATGAAAGACAAAGATTTTGCGTATTTTAGCCAGAAAAAGTTCGGATTAGTTGGTCGCAACGGTCAGTTTGTCGATCAGCAAATGATTGCCGAAGATCCGATTGGATGGATTACGAAGCATATCTCTCCTCTACTTAGGACACACCCTGAGTTAATTGGATATCTCCAGCGCATGAACATTCAGGGCTTGGCTAATGAGACAACCGGGGCAGAGGGGAATATTGCTCGGCAGGCTGCCGCAGTAAGGCGCACAGATGCAGCCAAAACGCTTGATGCTCTGGCGAAAGGTCCGAAAGCCGCCCAGTTGGCGATGGATACTTCCTTCGAACGTCTAGAGTTTACAATAGGCCGTATTACTCAGGGACCGTTTGTGAAGTCCATCAATCTGCTGACCCAAACCTTTAACGGCATGGCAGACTTCGCTGAGAAACATCCTGACGATATCCGCATGTTTGCCAATGATGTTTATATGTTGCTGAATGTGGTTACAGGTATCGGCAATATGATTGGGAAGGTTATGGATACCTTGCCGGGCTGGGTTAGGCGCTTGATTGAGTCTGGTGCGACAGGAGCAGCAACAGGCGCTGCGGCGGGGTCTTTCATTCCCGGGCTAGGCACGGCTGTCGGCGCTTTTGGTGGGGGGCTTATCGGTGTTGCAGCAGATACAATTAATGAAGGTTACCTCCAAAGCAATAACATTGCTCGCAGGGTAAATGTAACTCCGACAGGTGCATGGACGCCCCCAGTGCAAATGCGCAATCAACCTACAACAATTCAGGAAGGTGACACGCATGTATCTGTTTACCTAGATGGTAAGCAGATCGCCGGGCATGTGCAAAGTGTGGTTAGGAAGGATTATGACCGCGAAATGCGGGCAAGTAATGCTATGCCAGATCCACTTTCAACGCCACGGGTGCCGGGTGTTCCGGGCTGGTGATGATTGTTCCCCAAGGGTTTGGTATTAGTGTCCTTTGAACGCAAAAAAAAGAGCGTAATATGGACGATAAATCTATGTGGAGGACGGTAATTGCCGCAGTTGCAATTACTACAGTCGGAAGTCTCTATTTTTATAATCAATACAAAAATGAACACGCCAGTTCGCTTGGACGCCCCCAAAACGAGCAAGTGGCTCCGCAAACAGAGGGGAGACCGCTTGTTTTTTCAGGTAATGTTTTGCCATTTACGATTATTGAAGCAGTACGTAACTATACGAATCCCAGCGTTCCTGACGCCCAAATTTCGGTTATGATTGAAGATGGTGGGCGCATGGAGGACTGGGCGGCTACAGCGGCTTACCTTGCGCGTTTAGCAACAAAAAATGGTGCCGTTACTGGGAAAGTAAGGATTTTCTTAAATAATCCATGGGGGGATAGGGCACCTACAGAATATAAAAATCTTGCAGATGCTTATTTTGATCTGCGGCCAGAAGGAGAGCGGGTAGGGAGCGGATTTGATGTTTTCCCTGCCACGGAAATCGCGCCTTGGCCTCTCATGGTATATGATGAGTATGTTAACGAACTAGCTGACGCCATCCCCACGGGGTTATCTGATAATGCTTTGGAGCGTTTAAATAAAAAGCAAGAAGAAGCGGCAAGAAAATTTGTGGTCAACCGCTACCATTTGCCCTCATCATGGCAATATCAACCTAAAAGCACTTATATGCTATCTCAGGATTCCATTGATGGGAGGCGTATTGGCATAACTACCATTGAGAATAAAAACGATGTAAATAGTGCTGAAGCTTGTTTGCAAAGCGACAATGGCACAGATTTGGTTCGTGGATGCATTAGGTCTGGAGATTTTTCTTATATTTTGCCGGACGAAAAGCGGCGGCCACCGATTAACTTTAACGCACGCAATCTGATTGCATCGGATATTTCATCTTCGGATTCATGCGAAAGCTTTATCAAATTCATAGATATGCACAAAAATTTATCGCCCGCCGACACAAGCCATAATAATGTGTTTTTAGGGACATTGATGTTTTCTGCGCATATAGATGCTGACACAATTGGAAATGATTATCCCCGCCTTTTAATAGGGTTCCTTGCTCAGTGTCACGCAAACCCAAAATTAGATATAACAAGCGCTATGCGTTTAGCGGCAGAAAAAGCGGGGATGTCTATTCAAGAATAGGATCGCTCAAGCCTTATCACAACCACTGATCCACACCCCCATGCCGTGAACAAGTGCCCCGATGGTGCTGGCTAAAGCTGAACGTGCCATCGCCGCACTTTGCTGTGGCTCCTGATGGGGCTTGCCCGTTGCGAGTGTGCGCAGGGGAATGGATCGTGCGACCGTCTACGTTTCTGTAGCGGCGGTGTTCTTCTAGCTGGTTTTCATCGGGCTCTTGGTATTGGTATGGCGCAGTTTGTGTCTGCTGGCCTTGGTATGTTGATGGATCAAATGCGAGAGCTGGGGTGGCGAATAATGACGCAACAAAAGCCCCAGCCAGTAACCGCTTAAATATCGATTTTTTCATTCGAATCTCCCTTCCCGCAGAGTTTGCCTGTACGGGGAGGGGTTGGGGAGTCAGGAGTTATTTCTTGGAGCGTTCCCGCCAGACAATGGCGGATGTGGTGATGCCAATAGCCGCCGCTACTGCTATCGCAACAGAATATGCGCCCCACCATGCAAGTAGCAGAATGGTCAGTAATGCCCCGACAGAGAATGTAAAACCCAGAAGGCGGCTGATGATAGATTCGCGCCACTGAAGTTTCTGCGCTTGCAGTTTGGCCGTGCGTTCAGTTTCAGCATTCTGCTCAGTCATGGCCAGCAGGCGTTCAGGGAAAGATGCGTCTATCTTTCCGAATGCAGCTAACTCTTCTGCGTTTGGCAATGCAGGGCGTGGAGCCGGTATCTGGAAGCCAAGCGCTATTTGCGGCGGCTGATGCGATGATTGATGCGGGGGGATATAATTCGTGGGCCTATGCGGCGCGTTAGACGAGGTGTTGACGTTGTTCTGAGGTGAGTTGCTCATCAACAGTTCTCATAGCTTGGCGCATGGCATGGCCGGTAGCTCCCCATGCTGCGGCGTTGATTTCTTCTGCGCTGACCGTGGGGTATTTCTTAGCCGGAGCAGCAAACGCCATCATATCACCAAAAGAGGATAAAACACGCGCGCATGCTGAAAACAGGTTGTGCATAATCTTTCCCTCTCCTTGGTTAGAATGAATTATCAAAGTCTTATCATGGCCCACGAGGCTTGAGTAGAAAAAATGCAGAATGTGAGAAACTGGGTGACCCCGAAAACCGCGCCACCTCAGAAGTTCAAAACATGGGAAATCCCCATGTTATAGATTCCCCAGATTTGGGGAATAAGACGCGTCCGAATTCAGCCTCATCCCCTCTGTCCAACTTGGATACTGCTACAAAGCGCCGGGCGGAGGTGGTGCGGATACTGCAAACTGCGGAGGGGCTGCGCATGCCACTACGAGCAGTTGCCCAGATGGTAGGTAGGGGCTTCACCTACTACGGTTGGGAATATTAGAGCGTGCTTTCTGAGGTGGTCTTGAGATGCTGATCTGCCAATTTTGCTCCCCAAATGAGAGATCAATCCGGCGGAAGTTCATAAACCATATTCAGTGGCCTGATCACCGCAGCATTTATGGTTCCTGCCTGCGCGTTCCATTGGAACGGCATAGGTTCGGCATCGAATGAGGTGTCGATCTTATCGTCGGAAACCACGCCATATGCCTGATAATACAGGTCTGGAGATGCGCTGATCGTGCGGGTATGCCAATCCCATTGTGAGGATACTATGACGTGGGCGGCTGTCTTGCCACAAGGGTGGCGCTTGCTGAGCTTGATCTGGCCATCGGTGATAAATGCTTGATGTGGGTGCCCTGTTTCGTGATCTGTCCGTAGATACGCCTCGCGCCTTTTCTCTTCTGCGTCACTGATGGACTGCCATATTTTACCGCCATGATTTTCGGAATCGTTTACGATGTGCTGCATGTCACCGGGGTCTTTCAGACCATTGAACATATGCCACGCACCGTCGAACACAGTTCCTGCCGGGATCAAAATATCCCCAAACGAAAACTCTTTTTGAAAATCTTCCGGGCTTGTCGGGTCATATGACGCGCATATTTCGACGGCATCCCGCTCCGTGGATGTTCCCGCTATGGCGGTGTTCGGCAACAGCAGGCTGAGCAGGCTTAGGGTAGTGAATCGCATGGTTCCTCCTGCCGGATTTTGGCAACTGAGGGCCGAGTCTGGCTAGTCATGCGCTTTTGGTTGGCTTTTTACTGCTGGCCTTTAGTAGCAGAAAGTCCCTTCGCAATCAGGCGGCGAATAGCCTCTGCCCGCGTTACGCCGTTAGCTTCCGCCCATGCGTCAATGGCCTGCGCTTCATCATCCGTAACACGGGCGGCGATATGAGAGCGTTCCCCTGTTTTCGGGCGACCTCTCTTTTTCTGGTTACCAGTTATTGACTTGCTCATATTTATCGGTTACCAAAAAAACAGGCCGGAAGGAAGGGGCAACTTCCAACCGGCCCTAACTGAAATCAAATGGGCACAACCACCATGACAACAGCTATCGCGGCTAATAGCACATCTCAAATAAATCCGCAGCCCATGAATGGCGAACTGCGTATTTTGGACATTGATCTGGGCAAACGTCTTGGATTTGCAAAACCGGTAAAAATCCGTGAACTGATTAAGCGCCACCTGCCTTCTTTGGAGCAAATGGGCACTGTCCCCACGGTGGGGACAGTCAAGCGCGGGCAGGATGCCACGGAATATTACCTCAACCGCAAGCAGGCGATCTTCATCACGGCCAAATCTGAAACAGCAGAAGCGACTGATATTACGATCGAGATTATCCATCGCTTTGATGCTTATGAGCGCGGTGAGATTGCTCATACTTCCCCAAAACCCAAACGCATCCGCAAACCTGCGTTTGATACTGCCTTCACGCGCTGCATGAACGTAGTGGCTCTCCTGCCGAACGTGGACGAAAACCAGAAGCTGCTTATGGCAGCCCGTGGGACACATGCGCTTTGCGGCATCAATCCGCTTGAGGTGATGGGATACACAGCCATTCCCGCCGCAACCCAGGATAACTATTTGACGCCAACGGAGCTTGGCCGTCAGGTTGGTTTATCGGGTCGGCGTGTAAATCAGATCCTTTGTGAGGAGGCCCATCTGCAAGTGCATACCCCGTGTTCATCTTCTGGGAGTGATTGGAGCATGACCGAAAAGGGCCTCGCTTTCGGGAAGATGTTCGACAGCACCCGGAAGGGCGGCAAAGGTTCTCAGCAACAACTCAAGTGGAAACCATCAGCTATTGAGTTCTTGCGCCCTTTTGCAAATCCACCAGCGTAAGTGCCATAAAGGCCAGCCATCCCTTCGGGGGTGGCAACGCTGGTGTGGAATCCACCCTTCAAATCATGAAGGATTGCGTATTCTTTGAAAGCACAAGAAAGGAAGCGCGCTTAACCAAGCAGCAGATCATTGATGCAATGCATCTGGGAACGGCTGCGTTCTATTCTGACAGGGCAACCGATGCAAAGAAGCAGTATCTACGGACTGCTGGGAAAGCACTGATGCAACTCTGGCACGATCTTGAGGAAGAAGAACGGGCTGGTGTGGAGCGGAAAGCTTTGGCGTGAGGGGAGGCGGCCTTTGGGCCGCCTTTTTCTTGCTTTCTATAAGTTGACTCTACGAAAGGGTACTGTCTCTAAAAATTCCCATAATTAAATTTTATGGGGAAAGAGCATAGTGGAACAAAACAGAGGCGAGGCCGATAGCCAGCAGAATGGAGCCAACGCCAGCGATGATCAAAGCCTGCAAAAGATTGCGACCTCTATAGAAGCCATAGCCGCCAGCACATGCAAATCCGATGCCGAAAAGCTGGAAGAGAAAACCGAAAAAGACCGGAAGGCTGCTCACGATAAAAAAGCCTCATATTTGCAAGCTGGGTCAGTATTTATATCATCAGTAGCAGTTGGATTGTCTATAGTTGGCATTCTTATATCATCTAAACAAATGAGCATTGCAAATAAAGCGCTAGGGGAGGCGGCAATCTCAGCAGGCGCTGCATCTATTTCGGCGCGGGCTGCAACAAAATCAAGCGAGATATCGGAGGAGGCTTTCACTATTAATTTTAGACCATATTTATCTGCTCTTCCTCCATCTATAATAACGTTTGATAATAATTTTCAGGCGACCATAATAATGCATATAAAAAATGTTGGGAACTCACCAGCAAATGTTCTTACTAGAGTTTTAGGTATTGATAATAGAGATGAGGGTATTGAGAAAATCTTTCAAGATAATAAAAATATTTCTCATATTGTAATGGAAAAGAATGAAGATAGAGCTGTAACATACAATCTTAATTTAAGAGACAATATCAGCAATACAATATATCTTAAATCTCAAATGATTTATCTTGGTATAAAATCTAAAAAATATGCAAAAGATGTTTGTGCTATATACCAATTAAAAGATGGTGTTTATAAAATGTTGAAATTTTGTGATGAGTATAATAGTGATGATGAATATAAATAATAATATTACTTGAATTTTATAACCCACGCTAGTTGCGCGTGGGTTCCTCTTGTACAATCCCCCAAAACATGAGATTCTAAAGCAATGCCATTGCTTCCTGTTGTCATGCCTGAAATCTGGTATATTGCTGCATGCGCCGTTTAACTTTCATAATCCCTATATTAGCCCTTGCTGCCTGCTCTCATCCAGGCACCCCATACGGGCGTGATTGGGGAGAAACGGATGCACACTGCATGCGTCGGGTGATGAGTGCACCCAATGCTCGCGGACAGTTTAGTTTCGATATGGCGGCAGGTGTATGTGGGCGCGTTGAAAACCTTGCCACGCATTCTGTTTTCACGGCTAAGTCCTTGCCTCTGGATCTGCGCTCTGATCCAGAATTGCAGCAGATGGCGGAAAATCCCGACATCAACGTGAAGCATCGGCCTTTCGTGCCGCGGACTTCCACGCAGCCGTTGCAGAAATGGCCTGTGTTCTCAAATCAGGGCGTTGTGCAATAGGGCTTGTACCCGGTACCTTTTCGTGGCATATTTTTCTATAATTGAGAACTTCTGTGTCAGGCTGCCCCGTAAGGAGCGGCCTTTTTTGTTAGCGCCATGGTCAGCCTGCTCAGTATTGAAAACGTCATTGGCTCTATTGGACGTTACGGGACAACTGCGCCTGTTACTCTGGGCAGCGTGCCTTTGTATGGCATGGAAATTCCTGATGTTCTGACCAATGGTGGCCAGCAGCGGCTGGAAGTGCATTGGCTGCCCGGCGGCACCAAGATTGTTGACCGCTTAGGAAACGATCCAGCGCGGTTTTCATGGAATGCGCGGTTTACTGGCCCGAATGCATTGGCGCGTGCGCAACTTCTGTCCCAGATGCGCGATGCAGGGCAGCCGGTTTCATTCACGGGGCCGGGCATCAATGAAACGGTTATTATTGCTGAATACGCCTTTGACTATTCGCTTAAGGGCGCGATCATTCCATATCGTATTCAGCTAGAACGCCAGTCTACTTCTGTTACTTCTGCCAGCACATCAACATCGGCGCTCTCATCGCTGATTGGGGATGATGCGGCCAGTGCCCTTTCTGATGTTACGAGTGCTCTCAGCGATGGTGCGCAGGCGCTTTCCAATATTTCTGCGCAGGGGCAGGCTGTGATTGGGCAGGTTTTCCCGTTGGCGAATATGGTTGGAGCGGGTAGCGCCTTGGCATCTGTGAGCGATAAGTTGACCATGGTGCAGGGGTTATCAGGCGCGGGCATCAATCTCGCCTCTGCGCCCGATAATGTGGCATCAATCGTGACGGGCTTAAAAGCCTCTGGGGTCAACCTAATGACCACCATTTCGCAAGCTGGTGCAAATATTTCGGGAATTTCTATCCAGAATGGCTCTAGCCTTTCGGCACTTACGGCCAATGCAGGTTTGCAAAGTGCCGCTGTTGATAGTGGCGCTTTGGTTAACCGCGGCTATGCCAACACTTTGACTGCTGGAGACAGCAGCGAGAGTTGGCAACTTGTATCGGCAGCAGCATAGATGGCGAACACTGTTAAAGTAAGTGCGGCAGATGGAACTTTATACCATGTGGCCTGCCGTGAATTGGGTGATGCCACACAATGGTGGCGGATTGCGCAACTGAACGGGCTGACGGATCCTGATCTTTCACCTTTCACCATGCCTGTAACGCTTACGCTGCCTACACCTGATCAGACCCAGAATGCGGGCATTCCTGATTATACATCATGAGCGACATTACACAGGCCGTTACCGTTGTTGGCTCCAGCGCTGCCAATTGGTGTCGTGCGCCACGTTGCCGGGTTCTGATTGATGGGAAAATCAGGCAGGAAACGCAGGTAAAGCAGTTCTCTCTGATGAGAACGCGGTATTCCCGTGCAGATACTTTGACGCTGACGCTTGCCGTAGATCGCCAGCTTTTGGCTTCAGCCAGAATCGGCAGTAGCGCAGGATGGTTTGATCAGGCGGACGCAGCCAGTGGAAGGCCGGGGCCGGAAATCGACATCACACTGCAAATGCAGGATGCCGCTCTGGGTGGTGCGCAGTGGACAACGATATTTCAGGGATTGGTAACAACGGTTTCCTATGAACCGACCTTGGCCACGCTGGACATCGAATGTCGAGATTATCTGGCTCGGCTTTTGGACATGCGAGTTCTGGCCGCTTGGATGAACATGACCGGGCCAGAAATTCTCAAGGATATGGCTGCGCGGGCAGGGCTGGCTGCGAACGTGTCGATTACGGGCGGCATGCAGGGACAATTCCGTCAGACGGAACATAAGCGCCATTCTGGTGTAAGTGGCAACCGCTTCCGCAGTGCCTTTGATCTGGCGCGGTATATCGCCAACAGTTCACAGGCTGATCTGTATGTGGACGGCACAACGCTTGTGTGTCGGCCCATGCTTTCGCCTTCGTCTGATGGCGCTGTTGTTCATAAGATGGCGTATGTGGACAGCGGAGTGGGCGCAGCAATACGGGCGGATTGTGAAAGCCTTACGCTCAGACGCGATTATCAGATTGCCAAAGGTGTGATGGTGCATGTGCTGTCTTGGGACAGTCGTCAGCGCACTAAGGTGGAATGGTATTTCGGCCCCGATGGTGGCTCTGCGCGCAAGGCTTCAGAAGTCGGGAACCTGCATAGTTTCCAGTTTCCGGGCTTGCGTATGGATGAGGCGCAAGCCAAGGCCGAACAGCTTTACCATGAGATTGTCGCGCATGAGCGTGTAATTTCTTACGAAGCGCCGGGAATGATCAGCCTAGAACCGCGTCATTTCATGTCTCTGGCGGGTACAAATTCCACATGGGACGGAACGCACGCGGTGGATGCGGTGACGACATCTTACGGTGAAGGCACAGGTTTCCGGCAGAATGTCACATTGCGCAACCGCGATGTGACGCAGGACGAGACGCAGGAATATGATTGATAGCAGACCAATGGCGTTCGCCGCTGGCGGCACCTATGGGCAGCAAGAAAACGGTCTAATCTCAGCGGTTGATCCGGTTACGCATGATGTAAAGGTCAAGGTGATGCCAGGCGGGGTTGAAACGGGCTGGCTGCCGTTTGCCGCTGTGCAGGTTGGAGACTTGTGCATTTCCTGCCCGCCGAATGTGGGCACACAGGTGCATTTGCTGCCGGTTTGCGGCGACCCTGAGCATTCTGTTGTGGCCGCGCCTGTGTTTTGCACCATGATGCCGCCTCCAGTATCGCCAGTAACAGGAAAGGTGGCCCAGCCGGGGGAATATCTGCTGATGGCTGGATGCGGTGCGCCTCCAGTGGACGAAACAAGCCGCGAAAGAGGTGAGGCTGCACAAGCTGCCCCATGGATGCACGTTACGCGGGATACGCTTTATTCGGGTGTGGGAGGCGATACAACAGTCACCATAAAGGATGGCCAGCACCAGTGGAAAGCGGGAGGCGTTACAGCCACGCTTTCGGCTTCCGGCTTTGAGGTCGCTGGCGGGAATATCACCACCGACAAGGATGTGAAGGCAGGAAGCATCAGCCTCATCGGTCATGTTCACAGCAACGGCAATAAGGGCGAGAATACGGGAGCGCCCGTTGGATGAGCTGCCTTTCCCACGAATGGGGCGGAGATCTGCAGGTTGATGCGTCTGGCGCGCTTCTGATTGCCAGCAACCATGATGGTGTCCGGCAACGCTTGCTCAGGCGGCTTATGACACCACAAACTGGGTATATCTGGCAGCCTGACTATGGTGCTGGATTGCCCCAGAAGATCGGCCAGATCATCACGGAAGCAGAGCTTTACGCGCTTATCCGCTCTCAATGCGCTTTAGAGGCCGGAATTGATCAAACGCAGCCCGTGGCTGTGACGCTAACCGATAACGGAAATGGCGGCTTCTCCTGCTTAATTTCTTATACTGATGCCCAAACAAACAGCGTGCAGGCCCTGACGCTGACCTGACGGAACATTCATGTCGCTTCCTTTAAGAACGTATGCCGCGCTTGTTGCTCAGTCAGTGGCGGCAACGCAGGGTGCGTGCGCCTCATTGCTGGATATGGCTGTGGGTACGCCGCTGCGGGCAATTATGGAATCTGTGTCGGGCACAGGTCTATGGCTGCAATATATTGCGCTGCTTATCCTTTCGCGCTCAAGGTTGGCCACATCCAATGGCACTGACGCGGATAGCTGGGTGGCTGATTTTGGTATGACCCGCATGCCGGGGACTGCCGCTACGGGTGAGGTGACACTCACCTCATTCCAGCCAGATCAGCAATCTGCATCAGTGGCGGTTGGCGTTCTTGTTCGCACTGTTGCTGGTATGAATTATGCCGTGACGGAAGATACGAGCAATTCTGCATGGTCTGCCGCAACTGGTGCTTATGTGCGGCCAGCGGGAACGGGATCTATTACTGTGCCCGTTGAATGTCAGGTTTCTGGATCAACTGGCAATGTTGCCGCAGGCGCCATCTGTCTTCTTGGAACTAGCATTGCCGGTATTGATACCGTGACGAATGCAGTAGCGCTTGTGAATGGCTCCGATGGAGAGACAGACGCGCAGTTAAGGGCTCGCTTTCCTGATTGGCTGGCGGCAAAAGCTACAGCCAGTAATGCCGCTATCGAAAATGCTATTGCTGGCGTGCAGACCAATCTCACTTACGAGATCATCAACTGCGAAGCGCCAGATGGCACATTCCGGCCGGGATATTTTACGGTTGTTGTCGATGATGGCACAGGCACGCCATCTGCTGATCTTCTGGCATCTGTGTACACGGCGATTGATGCAGTTAAAGCGGAAGGTGTTGGGTTTGCTGTTATTGGGCCGATAGAGCTTCTGGCAACTGTCAGCATGACGGTAACCGTGTCTGCAGGGACAGATACAGCTACGGTTCAAAGCAATATCCAGAACGCGATTACGGCAGACATTGATGCCCAGAAAGTAGGGGCTGGTTACGCATACAGCCGCCTTCCTGTGGTGGCTTACAACAATGCCGGGGTGGATATTGTTTCCATCACGAATGTGCTGTTGAACGGCGCGCAATCGGATCTAGCAGCCGCTACCAAACAGGTGATCCGGGCAGGTTCCGTTGTGGTGACGGTTGTTGAGGCAGGCAGCTAATGGCTACGGGAGATCAGAACGATTTTGCCCGCCGTGTTCGGCAACTCCTTCCATTCGGCTGGTTCCCAGATCCTCCAGCAGCAAACCAGAGTGAAAAAGCGCCTGTTCTGAATGGTGTTTTGCAGGGCATCGGGAATATTCTGTCATGGGTTTATGACCTGTTCGGGCAGGTTAATTTTCAGATGCGTCTGGCCACGGCCACAGGCTCTTTTCTGGATATGATTGCCTACGATTTCTTTGGCGATGCGTTGCCTCGTGCCTCTGGAGAGACAGACGCAGCTTATAGAAAGCGCATCCAAGAAGCACTTGTTGCTCAGAAGAATACCCGCACAGCCATTACGGAAGCATTGCAGGATCTGACGGGGCAAACGCCTATCGTGGTTGAGCCCGCGAGCGCCAGCGATTGCAAGGGACTTGGTTCAACAGCAACGCCAGCCGCCGGCGGTGGCTACGGGTATGGTGTGGCGGGACTATATTACGGTGGCCTGAATGGAGGCCAGTTTTTCGTGACGACAAAGCCGGGCAATGCAGCGTCCGTGGCGGCAATTTACGCCGCAATCAATAATGTGCGCGCCGAAGGTGTTACGGCGTGGGTGAAGGTTGAAAACTGATGCAGCGCAGGATTGTTTATCAAGGGCAGATTCCGCTTGATGCAGATTTGTTGTGGGGTGAACGCAATCTGAAAACTGCATTGGGGCAGGCGTTAAATCTTCTTTATGGAGATTTTTCTACAGTTTCTGCGGCTTTCGGTTTTTCTGTTACGCCATCTGCTTCTGCGCTGACCATTGCTGTAGGCTCTGGTGTCGTGGCATCTTCTGGCGCCATTGATGAAGCAGCTTTCGGCGGGAATGGGGGTGGTATTTCTGCTGATACATCCGCGCAGTTTGTTGTTTACGGATGCGCTGGAGGAAGCATTACCCTCACAGCAGGGCAGACAGCAACGTTATATGCTGTGTGTTCTGAGGCGGATACAGATGAAACTGTGCTGCCATTCTATAATGCGGATAATCCAAGTCAGACGCAGGCTGGACCCGGAAATGCAGGCACGTCTTTACCGGTTACCCGTTTGGCGCAAGCGGAATTGGTTCTGGCCGCCGAAGCGCCTGCATCACCATCTGGCGGTGCAATCGTTCCTCTTTACACGGTAACAGTTCCCGCTGGCGCAACAACTGCCGCTGGAGCCACGACTAAAGCCCTTACAGCGTTTTATCCGACCGTACCGCAACTAGAGCGTGGCCGTTATCTGGGGACGCAGAAATTCACGAGCAGCGGCACGTATACCCCAAGCAATCGCGCGCGTATGGCGCGTGTTCGGATGTGCGGTGCGGGTGGCCCTGGCGGTTATGCGCAGGCAAATAGTGACGCGTCTCATGTTTCGGCTGGCGGCTCAGGTGGTGCTGGCGGTGAAATCGAATTCTGGTTTGATGTATCGGACGGTTCTCCTCAGTCAATCACTGTCGGTGCGTCGGCTGAATCCACGAATACGAATATTCAATCGACAAGCGGCTCTTCATGGTTTGGCGCCGCAGTAGAGTGCCAAGGCGGGAATGAGGGTGGTTATGGCGTAACTACGGGGAATACTTCTCTTAGTATTGGTGTGCAGGCTGGCGGTGGACCTGCATACGTTCATGACAGCACAAAAGTTCTATCTGTTGTCTATCAGAAACAGGGGCAGGGCGGCGCTGGCGGTTGGGCCATTAATGGAACAGTATATCCGGGGATTGGAACGCCGTCAGGGTGGGGGGCTGGCACCTACACAACCGATAACGGGCCGGGTACTGCTGCGTCAGGGTTTGGCGCGGGCGGAGCGGGCGGCGGATCTAATACAACGTCAGGATATGCAGGCGGGCTTGGCTCTTCTGGTGTTGTGATTATTGAGGAATACGCCTGATGGAACGTTACATAGTTTACCGCATCATAGCGGATGGAACGCAGCCTGCAGGATATATAGTGAACGCTGTTCTATGGGACGGAGAATCCGCGTGGACGCCACCAAATGGTATGGCCATCATTCAGAATAATACTTTGAATATTGGCGATACTTACACGCCAGCTTCTTAAAGCTTTTCTTTCCTATTTTTATTTTAAGGCCGCTTCTCGCGGCCTTTTTTTATGCGAGGGCTTATGGCTGACGCAGATCAATACACGCCTGTGCCACTACGGCAATTGGCGCCACTTGTTGCCGCGCTTATCGTTAAAGAATCTCTTTCTGGCCTTGATATTTCTGGTGCCAATGTCGGCGATATATCCATTGTTGACTACACCAAGACAGTTAATGATGCCGTCGCACAAGCATTAGATGCGGCTGATGCAGCGGCCAAAACTTCCGAGGGCGTATCTCAATCAGTAGGTGCCGCAGTAAATGCGTCCGATAGCGCACAGGCTGTCGTTGCGGGTGCTGCTGACATGTTCGCACAGAGCAATGCTCTAGCAAGCATGATCGTGAACAACCCTGAAAAGTTCACGAACCTTGGCGGATGGGATGCTTCCCAGAACAAGCCAGCACTGACAAGCAGCGTTGGCACGGAAGGTGATTTCTACACCGTTTCGGTGGCTGGCAATACATCTCTAGATGGCGTGACGGAATGGGATCTGCTTGATGGCGTCTGGTTCCATAACGGTGTGTGGAATAAACTTGAGCGGGCTGGCTACCCATCTGTTGCCCAGTCTTTCCAGGGCCTGTCAGGGATTATTGCTGACCAGATCATACTGAACAGCCGGACGGACAAAGCTCTTTCCATTAGGGATATTCTCGGAAATATCCTGTATTGCATTGACCAATTAGGGAATATCCAAACTGCCGGGAAGTCGCTGCTTCTTGGCTCTACCATGTTTGATTGCGATGCGCCTACGACATGGCTTTTCCGCCAGCGTGATGCGCAGAATAATATTGCATGGGGCGTGCGTGCTGATGGTTCTCCAGCTTTCCCTGCAGGCGCAGCGCGTGCGGATCTCGGCCCCGTCTCAGTTACGATTGATGCGTATCCGGATGGCATCCGTGTCAAAGACCCTAAGGGGTTTGTGCTGCTTGATACATCCGGATATTGGGTGGCGGGCAATGTCGGCTTTTCGGACGATGAGATTCAACAGCGCGACCGGTTGCAGCTCGCACAGAGCGCCGCAACGATGGCGGCTGATGGCAACCTGAAAAATGCAGGCCCTGTATGGGGGTATTCTTTCTCCCTCGCTACCGGCCAGTCCGAAATGATGGGTTATGTTGCCATACCGGCGCTGAGCACCATACAACCACTGGACAACATTACTTTTGGCCTAGACCCGCGCGGGGCCAAATTTGGCAACGATACAAACGCATGGTTGCCACAGGGGGGAGACCCCAGTCCGAAACCGTTGGTTGCAGTCAACGTCAATCAAGACACGTACGAAATCATGGATATCGCTACGCCGGTTATTTACAAACCGGCCACAGTTGATGTGACTGTGCCACAGGCGATGTATATCCAGATCAGCACTACAGACACGTCCATTGATTTCACAACGAACTTTATTGTTGGGCAGGATATCCAATGCTCCGGATTTACAGGGGCGGCGGCAGCCAACAATCAGACAGGTGGCCTGTGGTATAGCAACTATATCAAAATCACGGCCCTGACGGCTCAGTCCATTACAGGGTATTGTGACGGGGTTTGGTATAAATGGAACGCGGTTGCCGTTTCAGGTGCAACGGGTGTGCACATTACGCCCCTGCGTATCACTCGTGATTTTGGTGAGCAGCAGTCAATTTCTGCTCTGAATTATTTCCGTCAATTGCAACTGAATTACCATCAGATGCAAATGGCAGATACAACACGTCAGCTTGCGCTTGTATCGACGTGTGTCTCCGGGATGCCTCTGTGGAACCTCAGCAAGGGCAACGACCAAAACGTTTACGAACGCAATCCGCAGGTGACACAGATTGTTGTTGATCAGGCTAAAGCGAACGGCAAAACTGCTGGCATGTTCTTGATTGAGTTCTGTCAGGGTGGTTCGGAAACAACTACAAACTATGATACGTATGGGGCGCTGTTAGAGGCATATTTTGCCGATATTAAAGCGGATTGCATGGCGATTACAGGGCAGACCGCAGAGCCGTTTATTGAGATTGTGCCCATCTCTGGCATGAATATGCCTTTCATTGGTTACAATGATATCTGCCGCGCACAGGTGGATTATGCATTCCGGACACCGGGGGCTTACGTTGCTACCGTTGGCTATCCTGCCATCGACTATGGTGGCCACTACTCCTCGAACGGTGAGCGTTATGTGGGCGCTATGCGTGCGAAGGTTCGGCATCGCGTTATCAATCAGCGCCTGAACTGGAAGCCGCTGATTATGGAAACTGCCGAGATCAAAGGCCAAGATGTTTTGATCGGATGCCATGTTCCTTACCCGCCTATGGTCGCTGTTGAAACATGGCGTGGGCAGGAACAGATCATGGAATCTGATAAAGGGTTCGGCGCTTATGACAGTGTGACGGGCGCCACTATCCCCGTGACGGCGGCGGAGATTGTTGGCGCGACCCAGATCAAACTGACTCTCGGCCAGCAACCCGCAAATCCGATCTGGATCACGTATGGGGATGCCAATCACAATGGGACGGGCAATATCTACGATAGCGACCCGGCTACATCCTCTGATGTGTATGAATGGTGGGAAGGAAGCGGGGCACCGTATTCCGAAAATCTGCCGGATCTGATTGGCAAGAATTATCCGTTGCCAAACCCGATGATTAACTACGGCCTTCTTGTCCAAATCTAAATTATGAAAGGGCGGGAAACGCCCGAAAGGTTTTTTGAATGTCTGTTTCTCTGACAGTCAATGATGCTGACTATTCTGCCAATGCTGTAGGGTGGGAGGCTCCAACAACGGTGCAGCCCAAGCTGGCGTTCCTTCCCACCAGCAGCACCTTTAAGAACTTGTCGCCTGCGGGTAATCCCCTGACAGTTCTGGGCACAGCGCCAACCTTTACTGCTGGCGTGAAAGGCACATCCCTGCCTGGCTGCACTTTGGGTGGGGCATCTGGATTTGCGACGAACATGAACTTGCCGCCGCAGTCCACGGTATTGGTTTTGTCGAAGTCCATCAGCGCGCTGTACAACGTTCTGGGCGCGTCCATTCCATCGGGCGAGTTTCTGTATGGGATGCGTCCGAATGTGAACAATGCGCTGATTGTCGGTTCGGATAATATCATCGTTAATGCGACAGAAAGCGTATTCAACAGCTACCAGATCAAGGCATTTACGCTGGACTTCTCAACAGTCAACGTTGCTCTGGCTTATAAGAACTTGACCACTGGCATTATTGCGTCTGGCGCCAAAACGTTCTCTGCGGTTCCCTCTCTGTCCACCACAATGAACATCGGTTACACGACTGATACAACTATCTCTGCAACGTGGGAACTGAACGGAATGTTGATCTATGACAGCATTCTGAGCGCGGATGACATGAACTCAGCCGTTGCGTGGCTGCGGCAGTATGCCCAAGCCTACGGTATTTCTGCATAGGCCTATATCCGGCGCAAATTTAAACATGCAAGAACCACGGGATTTGAGAATTTAAATCATTTATCTGGTGATCGCTTAAATTATGTAGCTGAGTGGTATCCAAAGGAGAACTGTCATGTCTGGGAAAGAGAATACCAAATCCAAATTTTTGAGCAGCAAAGAAATGGTGGGCGACAAAATTGAAATCCTGCCCACTAACAACCTGCGCGAAGAGAGGGCCAATACCGAATGTTGTTATTTGTTTGTCATAGGTGGGATTATCTACTGTACCGGACAATCTTCTATTGATTGATAATGGAAGCGCCGGATAATTGTGGTAACCTCTTCTCTTTCTCCAATATGAACCATGGTTTTTAGCTACAATAATAGACCATCCTCTGGGAAGGTCTTCTTTATTTCTAATATAGTCTCGATCCGCTTGCGTAATAGTGTTGTATAGTGGACTTGCTAGTTCAGCATTCATGCATATTAGCGCGAGCCATAGAGATAATTTTCTTATCTGTTCTGGGGTGAGGAATTGCGGCCAATCATTGGAAATAATAGGCTTTAAAAAGTCTAAGACACCTTGTTCGATGTTGTTCATCCAACCACCATTGCACTGAATACATGCTATCCTTGGCTGTATTGTGAATATATCTTGGTGTCTTGTTTTTCGTGTTTTCGTAATTTTACTAAAATCTGGCCTGTCAATACATTCTACATCACAAGATGGATGATGCTCCAGAGTGGTATTGAGCCATTTTGGCCAAATATGGGTTCTTGAGAGTTTTTCCCCTTCGGCAGGAATAGCGCCGCAAAACTGGCAACGTGTAAATGTAGGGAATTTCATTACAGCGAGTCTCCATTTTCATAAATAGAGACGTACGCTTTCTGTGATGTCAAATTCCCATATTTATCATGATGTTATACAAATATTTCGGACAATTAAATGACAGATGAACAGAGCGCGGGCACCCCCTGCGTGGCTGATGGCGTCCACGCACGTCTGGATGATCATGAAGAACGTCTTGCCGCTGTAGAGAGGCGGCAGGACGTAACAGACGGCAAACTGGATAGCATCAGCCGGGATATTGCTGCGGTGCGAGCTGAGGGCAATGCGCGCCAGCAGGCCACCAATGCTGGCATGGACCGGATTGGTATTCAGCTTTCCGATCTGACGCGTCAGTTGGCGGCACATACCGGTGCACAGGAAGAGCGGAACAGGCTGGCAGAAGACAGTTTGCGACGTTGGAAAAAACTGGCGGTTATTGTGGGTATTTTCTGCACACTTGGCGCAGCAGTTGGTTCCACCTTACTTTCCGATCAGGAAGTGGCCAGCACGATCTGGGTAAAATGGCTGCACTGGCGCGAGCCGTGGGATGTGCCAACGCAGCCCGCGCCCCAACCTCAGACAACGCAGTCCATTCTGCCCCCGCGTGAAATGGAGGTGGCATGATCCCCGCATCATGGATGTCCGACCCGGTACAGGTTGGTGCGCGCACGGCATGGGGAGAGGCGCGGGGCGAGGGCAATAACGGCATGGCCGCAGTGCTGTGCGTTGGCCGTAACCGTGCCATCCGCCCTGCATGGTGGGGGCATGATCTGTGTAGCGTGTTCCTGCATCCATGGCAGTTTTCGTGCTGGAATGCGGCGGATGTGAACCTTTCCAAGCTTCTAACCGTCACAGACATGGACCCGCAGTTTCGTGAGGCCCTTGCATTAGCGCAGGCGCTTGTGGGCGGACACCTCACAGACATGACGAAAGGGGCGGATCATTACTATGACACGCGCTCCCCACGCCCTGATTGGGCTTCTTCGCAATTCTACTGTTGCACGATTGGTCATCATGCCTTTTATCGCGTGGGGCCTTTCGGAGAGGGCTGAAGCATGAGGCGGGTTCTCCTGCCTCTTATGCGCCAGTTGGCGTGGCAGTTACTTAGAAAGGAAACCCATGGGGTTTTACACCGAAAACGACCTGCGCAGGATTGCGCGCATGATGGCGGAAGAAATGCGCGAAGATCTACGGAAAAATGTGCAACGCAGCCCGAACGGGAACCTCACAATTGAAGTTGTAGAGGTGAACACGCTACCGGCCAGCTTACGCGGTGGCGTGGCACATGACTGACGCACCTGTTCCCGTAGCGCCAAAACGCTCTACCGTTCTGGCACAGACCGCCAAAGCCGTTGCTGCTGGCCTATCTTTTCCGGCCATGGTGGCGGCACTTCCACAGCCTGAAGCGACGTGGGTGCTTTATGCCTGTGTTGTGTTTGCCTCGGCAGGGTTTACAGCAACTCTGCTTCCGCTTCCGGCTAATCAATCCGGCAAGCTGTGGCTAGTTTACCGGATTATCAACTTCCTTGCCCTCAACTGGAAGTACGCAGCGAATGCTGTGCTTATTCTGCGCGGCAGCATGTCTTCCAAAACTGTAGCACCACAAGCAGGCCCCGGATCTGTTGTGCAGATCCAGCAGGACAGCAAGTGAGACCATTTTCCTGATGCCGGGAAAATGATCTGAAAAACGAAAGACATCACAAAATGAAATCACTCTCTCGCCGTGGATTCCTGCGGACGACTGCGCTCGGCCTGACGGCAGCCGGTCTGGCCGCATGCACCAAAACAACCGCGAATGGCGTGACCACCTACACGCTGAATGTTGCGGAAGTGACGGCAGACGGGAACGCAGCCCTGAACATTACCAAAACCGTTCTGGCGTTCACAGGCATTTCGCCCACGGTTGTTGCTGTGGCGGATACCGGGATCACAGGCATTCAGGCCGCACTTTCTGCTTGGAACACATTTAGCCAGGGCAAGGCCTCCATCACGTTCGACAAGAACAGCGTGCCGGCTGAATTTACCAGCGTGATTACGGCTATTCAGAACGCGGCCACAACTGTTGGCAATGTGGTGCAGTCCGAGGCCGCAACGCTGAGCACGGGTCTGATTGCCAAAATTCAGGCCGTTTCTGCTGATGTGGCCTCTGTTGCTGCTGTGCTGAATAGCGCAATCGGCACGGTGGCGGATTCCGTTGCACTGAATTCCCGCGGCGAGACGCCGGTGCAGTGGCGCTGTGAACGGGTGAATGCGCTGCTGGCACGTCATGGCCTGCGGCCTATCGCAGCCCGGTAATGCACTGGAAGAAAGCGCTGGCTGTCCTGCCGCTGTTACTGATGGGGGCATGCTCTGTTGCCCCCATGCAGGCCAAGCATGATCTGATCGGCGTGCATCGCGCTGACATGATTGCCTGCGCAGGTGTGCCAGATAACAGCACGCCATTACCCGATGGCGAGGTTCTGGAATGGCGGCAGGATCAGGAAGTGCAGGGGCCTCTTACCCTGAAAACCCCATTCAGCTTTGAGCTGGACGTAGGCGGACATGGCACCTGCCACATGGTCGCACGCTTGCGACAGGGCCGGGTGTCACAGATTGAATATACCGGGCCAAGTGCCACGCTGGGTGGCCCGTATGCTGCATGCCGCCCTCTGGTGCTGGCATGCGAGAAATGGATTTTACATGATCACACGTAAGCTGGGCTGCCTGCCTGCACAGCGGATTCCCAATCAGCCACGGCTGGACAGGTTGCGCATGATGGCGCGTAAAGCCCCGGCCAAGCTGGTGCGGGATCACATTGACCCGCAACCGCTGATGTTGGGGAACGACACGCTGGGGGATTGCACCTCTGCCGGCATTGGTAACTACATTCGGGCTGTGGCCGCATTGGGTGGTTATCAGGTTGCTGTAACCGAAGCCGATGCCGTGCAGTTTTATGCCAGGAGCACGGGTTACGTGCCAGGAGATGAGGGCACAGATCAGGGCGGCGTTGAGGTTGATGTTCTGGCAACAGCAGGCCGGGAAGGTTACGCGCTGCAAAGCGGCCCGTATTTTCCGCTTTGGGGCAGCATTGATCCGCAGGACAGAAACAGCCTCGCACTTCTGATGGCCGGGTTTGGCGCGGCCTATCTGGGCGTCCAGCTTTCTGTGTCAGACATGAACCAGATTGAGGCCACCAACGGTGCATGTGTGCTCACGCCTGATAATGGTGCCTATGGGGATACAACGCCCGGAAGTGCTGGTGGCCATTGCCTGCTAGGCTGGAGTTACACGGGCCTAAGCGATGCCGATACGGTTGACCTACTGACATGGGGCACTGTGCAGCAGGCTACATGGGGCTGGCTGAGATCCCGCATCATGGAGGCGCATGGTCTGATCTGGCCACAGCTCACGCTGGCGAATGGGCTTTACCCCAGCGGTTCTGATCTGGCTGACCTGAAAGAACAGAACGCGATGGTGGTGCTATGA